GCACTCTCCAAATTATATTTCTACTATTTACAAACAACATATTTGTAAGGAGATTGCAGACTTCGCGCAACTACGTTTTGACTATTATATGAATAGAGAGATTTTGAATAAGTGGAAAAAATGTGGAAAATGTGGAGAATGGAAATTAGTAGATGAAAGAGATTTTTCTAAGAGATCTCGTAATGCAGATGGATATGCATCTATTTGTAAAAATTGCGAGAGATTAAAGAGAATAGAAAAGAAAAAGGAGTGAGAGAATGAAAATAGATTTGTATGAACAATTAGGGTATTTGGAAACTAGAGAACTTTGGGAATTAATGAGAATATTAGGTGTGAGATATTGTGATATAAGTGATGCAGAAGTTGAAAATAAAGAAACTGGAGAAATGGTAACAGTTCCAAAATTTACTCCTAGAACAGATTATGATGGAATGAAGAGTGATATTGTATTAGCTTGGAATAAGTTGAATAGAGAAAATAGGAGAGAATTGAAGAAATGGTTGGATAAGATAACTAGACTTCGTATGAAGTGCGCGCCGCCAACCGATTCTCATAATCCGACAGAAAATCGAGATGATGAAGAATGAGTGGATTATTTTACACTTGTGAAAAATGTGGAAAGGATAAAATTGCGAGTGAATTTTTGCCTGCAAGAAGTTTGTTCTTTCCTCAAAATAAAACTCCTATTTGTATTGAATGTTTAGAAGATATGATTGATGAGAATGATGGAAGTTTAGACTTTGTAGATAAATTATGTAGATGGTTAGATATTCCTTTTATTCCTGATAGATGGATTGAGTATTCGACTGCTAATGGGTCTGCGGCACTATCGACTTACGTAAATACCACTCTTACTGAAAATTATCCAATGATAGATTGGAGAGAAATGAATGAAGAGTATAAAGGGTTGCTGGCTCAAGGAAATTTACGAAATGCTTTTTCTATTCTTAAGGATGCAGATATGGAGAAGTTAAGAGAGAAATGGGGAGAAGAATATCTTGACAAAGAAATCGCATATTTAGAAGATCTTTATCAAGGAATTCTTCAAACTCAAAATATTAATAGTAAACTTCAAGCAGATGATGCAAAACAATTGTGTAAAATCAAACTTCTTATTGAAAATAGAATTCGTGGCGGAGAAGATTTTGATAAATTAATAAAGTCTTATGATACAATCCGTAAATCTGCCGGCCTAACAGAAAAGAATATTAAAAATGCGAATGATTTTGATTCTTTTGGCGAAGTTTTTGCATATTGTGAAAAGTTAGGTTGGTTAAATGACTTTTATGATGACACGCCGAGAGACCAAGTTGATACAGTAATGAAAGATGTACAAACTTGGATTCGTAATTTATATAAGAATGAGACTGGTATTGGCGAAGATGTTGATAGAAGAATTGAAGCGCTTAAAGCAGCAGATGCTATGGAAGAATCTATACTTGCTATTCCTGACGAAGAAGAACTTGATGACTTTGACGCTGAAGGATATGATGATGACTTCGACGAGGAGGCAGGTGTATGAACATAGAATTAAAAGATAGAACTACTAAAATTGAAACTGTGCAAGATGATAATGGTACTTTTCATTATTATCGAAATGGAATTGAACTTGAAAAAGGCGCAATAATGACAAGAGAAAGAATTGAAAAGAACTGGGATTTGTATACTAAATATATGAATTATTTTACTGTATATCCTGATAAGTTTATTGAATTAATAACTCCTGTCGAAAGTAATTTTAGATTATTCTTTTATCAAAAAATATTCCTGCGTGCATGTTTAAGATATCGTTATCATTATTGTACTGCGCCTCGTGCGTTTTCAAAAACTTTCATTACTATGCTGGCTATGATATTAAAATGTATTTTTCTTCCTGGTAGTAAATGTTTCATTTGCGCGCCAAAGAAAGAACAGTCAGCAAAAATCGCAAAAGAAAAAATTGATGAAATACTTGATTTATTCCCTCTTTTACGAAAAGAATTAGTTGGGGATAATTACAATGCTGGCGCAGACTACGTTAAAATGACTTTTAGAAATGGTTCAATTTTTGATGTCGTCGGCGCGTTAGATACCACTCGTGGTGGACGTCGTCATTTTGGACTTGTTGACGAAATTAGAGACCACGATGGAGACACATTAAATGAAATTGTAATTCCGCTTTTAAATGTTAATAGAAGAACACGTGCGGGCCTGGTAAATCCAAAAGAACCTCACCAAGCACAGTATTTTATGACATCAGCAGGACAAAAGAATTCCTATGCTTATCAAAAGCTCATAGAAATACTCGAACTTGAGATAATTACTCCTAAATCTGCTTTCGTATGGGGGTGTGATTATAGAGTACCTATGCAAGCGGGCCTACTTGACCGTAATTTTATGAGAGAAATCAAAATGAGTCCCACTTATAAAGAAGACTCTTTTGCACGTGAATATATGGCACTTTGGACAGGTGGCGGAAATGATAGTTGGTTCGATTATGACAAGATGACAAAATATAGAAAATTAATTAACCCCGAACGACAACAAAATATTAGAGTTGGAGGCAAAGAATTCTACATTATATCAGTGGATATAGGTAGACTTAATTGTCAAACCGTAGCTTGTATTTTTAAAGTATTTCCACATGAATCAGAATTTACTTGTAATTTAGTAAATATTCAAGTGCTTGGAAAAACGAAAGAAGAAAAAGCACTTCCAATACAGTCTTTAGAAATTAAACGACTTGTAGATGCCTTTCAACCAAAAGAATTAGTAATAGATGCTAATGGACTTGGAATTGGACTTGTAGATTTTTTGGCTCAAGAAACCTATGACCCCGTTTATGGAAAAACCTATCCTGGATATTGTTCAGTTAATGCGGGTGCAGTAAAGGATTCTCATTCTAAAAAAATGTATCCTCGAAATATTCCTCTTATATACGGTATAAAGGCAAATGCAACACTTCAACCACAAATAGATGGAAATTGTTATAATAAAATCTTTAGTGGTAAAGTTAAATTCCTTGTTCGTGAACAAGAAATAAAAACTCGTTTAATGAGTTCTAAAACTGGTCAATCAATGAAGATAGAGAAAAGAATCACGCGCATATTACCACACGAAATGACCACTCGTTTATTTGAAGAAATGGCGAATTTAAAATTAAAAGGTGCAGGTAATGATATAAAACTTGAACAAATTAATTCTAATATGATGAAAGATAAATTTTCGGCTTTCGAATATGGACTCTGGCGCATAAAAGAACTAGAAGAAGAATGGTATAAGAAACTCCGTTCTCGTCAAGGAAAGCGTACTCTTTTCTTTTATAATTAAAGGAGGGAGAATTAGTGGAAGAAGAAAAAAAGAATACTCAAGAAACTAATCAGCCCATTAATAGATTTTTAGAATTTGCAAAAAATAGTGAACCTTATATTGCAATAAATCCCGAAGACTATGAAAGTAGAAGTGATTTTTTTAGTAATAGGCCTCGTGCGAGAAAGGTAACGGCCTATACTAAAGAAGAAGCAGAAGAAATTATTGCAACTGGAGATCCAGAGCTACTAAAAGAATTATCTAACTTTTTCTTTTACTCAAATGGATTTTACAAGAAACTTTTATGTTACTATGCAACAATTTTATATTATACTCCACTTCTTATTCCCCATATGATAGGGAATAAAAGTAAGATTACTGAAAAGAAAAATGCAGAGAAATATTTTGAAGCGCTTGAATTTATCAATTCTCTTAATTTTGAACAGTTATGCCGTCGCTTTGCATTAAAAGTTTTGCTTGACGGTGCATATTATGGAATAGTAAAAGAAGTAAACGGAGAATATTGTATTCAAGATTTGCCTTATTCTTATTGCAGATCAAGATATAAAAGTTATACTGGTGTAGATATCATTGAATTAAATCTTGAATGGTTTGATAAAATGACTGATGATGATCTACTAGCAGTCGCACTTGAAGGTTTTCCTAAAGAAATTAAAGATGCATATAAGAAATATAAAAAAGGAAAGAGAAAATCAAATTGGGTAAAACTTCCAAGTGAAATTGGTATCCATTTTGAACTTTATGAAGAAAGACCTTTCTTTTCTCCTGTTATTCCCGCAGTAATTAATTTTAATGATTATATCAATCTTGAAAAAGCAAGAGATAAACAAGACTTACGCGCGGTCATAGCACAAGAAATTGAACACTTAGCGGATGGTGGTCTAGTTCTTGAACCCGATGAAGCACTTGAGCTTCATAAAGGTTTAAAGAAAATTGCTGAAGGAAATGAAAATCTTGATGCAATTACTACTTATGGTAAAATTAAGATTCACCAAGTTCATGATACCGATGCGACAATAAAGAACAATCTTGAAAAGATAGAAAAAGTATTTTACTCTGAATCAGGTGTTAGTAAGCAAATCTTTTCAGCAGATACAAACACTTCGCTTGAAAAATCAATTCAAAATGATATTTGTACAATGATGACATTAGCAAATTCTTTTTCTATTTGGTTAAAGAATTTAATTAATGCTCATTTTTCAAATAAAAAAATTAATTTTGGAGTAGAAATTCTTCCAGTTGGTCAATACAATCAAAAAGATTATTTGTCTCAAACAATGAACGCGGCGCAATATGGTTTTAGTTTCTTTATTCCAAGCCTTGCAATGGGATTAGAACAAAATCAATTGCTCGATATGAAGAGACTTGAAATTGACCTACTTGATATGCAAACAGTTATGGTTCCACTTCGTTCTTCACATACTGAAAGTGGTAATCAAGCAGATTCAGAAAAACAAAAACTTACTGAAGAAGAACAACGACAAGCGGAATCAGAGGGTGCTTCAGTTGACGAAACTGAGCAAGCCGAACAAACTATTAAGAACAAAAACTCAGGAGGGCAATGATAATGGAAAGAGAATTAAATAGTCGAATTACGTTTTCAATCTCTCCTGTAGGAGATGTTCAGAAAATAAATCCAACTTTATCAAAGGCGAGGGTAAGAATTTTTTATACTGGTCTGAACAGAAATCTCACTTATATTACGAAGGAGTTTGCAGATAAATTATTATCTACTCTTCCTTATTCACCTGTTGGTGGGATTTGGGACCAGGAAAACAAAGACTTCACTGACCACGGACTTGACAGAGAGCAATTTGTTGCTTATGGCGTAGTTCCTGAAAATCCTAATGTCCAATGGGAAGATCATCTTGATAAAGATGGAGTTTTGAGAAATTATGCGTGCTGTGATATTTTCTTATGGACAGCAAGATACGAAGCTGCGCGTGCACTGCCAGGAAAGGCACAATCAATGGAACTTTGCGTTGATAGTGCAAAAGGTGAATGGAAAAGAGATGGCGCAGTTGAGTATTTCGAATTCACAGATGGTTGTTTTTTAGGATTAACTGCATTAGGACAAGATGTAGAACCTTGTTTTGAGGGTGCGGCATTCTACAACTTAACAGATGCAACTAATCTTATTAAAGAATTAAAGAATTATAATTTCTCTGCAACAAATGAGATTATAGGAGGCACGGAAACAATGGATGAAGAAAAAATTGAACAAGTGCAAGAAGAACCTGTAGTTGAGAATGAAGCAGATGCCCCAGAAGCAGAGGAAACAGTTGAAACAGTTGAAGAAGTTGCTACTGAAAATGAGTTAGAAACAGAAGAAACTGAAGAAACTGAAACTGAAGCTGAGGATGTGCCAGCAGAGACAGAAGAAGTTGAAGAGGTAGAAGAAGCTGAAGAAGTAACTGAAACTGAAGAAACAGAAGTTGAAACTGAAGACGGCGCAGAAGGCGAAGAAAACGAAACTACTGAAGATTTCGAGTCCAAGTATGTCGAAGCACAAGCTAGAATCAAAGAACTCGAAGCACAAGTTGAAGAACTTCAAACCTACAAACTTGAGCAGGAAAAAGCTCAAAAATCAGATTTGATTGATAAGTACGCAGAAGTTCTTCCCCAAGAAAAGACAGAAGAATTTAAAGAGAACATTGACACTTACACTCTTGACAGTTTAAAGAGTGAAATTGCATTAGCAGTTGTTAATGCAAATGAAGACACATTATTCAACAAAGCCACAAAAGAGGTCTTAAAAGATGTAGAAGGTAAACCTTCTTATTCTGGTGCGGCCGCGCTTATGGCTAAGTATTTTAAAGAAGAAGATTAATTTAACGGAGGTTAGATAAAATGGCTGTTTTATTAAACGGTACTGGCTATGGCCAGGTAGAACCTAATCGTTGTTCTTTCCTTCACGATGGAAACATCGAGTCACAATGCAAGGCTGCAGTAGATCTTGAAAACGGTTGGATCGTAAAGGTTGACAAAGTTGCTGGTACAGTTTCTACAACTAGTGAACTTAAAGGTCTTATTGGTCTTAACTATACTGCAGAAAGAATTTATGAAAGAGCAACTGGTCTTAAGAATTTCAAAGTAAAAGCAAATGAGTATCCTCGTATTGGTTATCTTAAAGTTGGTGACGTATATACAACAAATGCTGTTACAACATTATTAACTGATGGCGGCATTACTACTGCTATCACAGCAGCAAGTGGACTTTTTGTTAACGCAGACGGAACTCTCACTTCTGGTGGTCAGCCTGTTGGTGATATTGGTCTTCAAGTTGTTGAACTTACAACAATGCCTGATGGCCAGCCTGCAGTTAAAATTCAGGTAGTTCCTAGTACTGGTGCTACAGAATAATTTAGGAGGGTGAAAATAATGTCAGATATTAAAAAGATTAAAGAATTAGCCCTCTATGCGGCTAAGAAACAAGTTCCTACAGAGTTCGCAAATAAGACAGTTGAAGATGTTAATGACGTTCTTCGTGCTGAACTTAACGAACTTTGTGGTACATATCAACTCTACAGAACTAATAAAAACGTTCTCTTCGAGATTATGGAAGAAACAATGAATGAAGTTGTTCCTAAGGAAGTTATTTCTGTTATTGGTCAATTTGCTGATATTAGAAATTATGATCATGGAACAAAGCCTCAATTCAAAATTAAGAAAGGTAAGCTTCGCGCAAGAAAGTTTGCTACAAGAGCTACTGCTAGTGGCGTTTATGAAGCTTTCCGTCTTGATACAGACATCATTGATGTTAATACATTCGTAATCGGCGATGCTGCTTATATCGACTTTGAAAGATTCCTTTCTGGTGATGAAGATTGGGCAGATTATATGGAAGCACTTATGGATGGTATTATTACTGCTATCTGGAAGGAAGTTTATGGTGCTATGCTTGCTGGTGCGCGTAATGTTATCATTCCTGCAAACAAGACAACAGGTAATGCTTATAATCAAACTGCTCTTCAGGGTATTGTTCGTAAAGTTGCTGCATATGGTTCTCCCGTAATTGTTGCAACTCAAGAATTTGCTGATGGTATGGGTCCTGATGCAATTGTTGCTGGTAGTGCAAATTATCAAGGAATTTATGCTCCTGATGATATTGATGCAATCCATCGTTATGGTCATGTTCTTACATTCCGTGGCGGCTATCCTGTTATCGTTCTTCCTGTTTCTTTTGAAGATGAAACAAATACAACAGAAATCTTCGGTGGTAATTTCTGCTTTGTTCTTCCTTCAAATGGAGAAAAGGTTGTTAAAGTCCTTATGGAAGGCGGCATGATTGTTGATGACTGGAAGAATAGAGATCGTTCTATGGAAATTCAGGCTTATACAAAGATTGGTACTGCAGTTGTTACTGGTAATAACTGGGGCTTCTATGAAATTAGCTAATTAAATTTTGATTAAGGGCCAGTCTTATGGCTGGCCCTAATTGAGTAAAAGGAGGATTTTATAATGTCAAAGAAAATTAAACTCATAAGTAAGATTAGTTCAAATATTAATCTTTATTTACCCGAATATCACTATTCTCGTGATTTTACAAAAGAAGGTCAAACACATATAATTGATAAGGATGTACTTGACCAAGCAATTTATACTCCAAGTGTTATGGCTATGTTTGAGAATGGTCTTCTCTATATTGATGATGAAGATGCAAGAATTGAATATGGCCTTGAAGTAAAAGATGAAAAGGGCAATATTGAACATGCGCCCACTATTCTTTCTTCAGAAGAAGTTTATGAAAAATTAACTACTCTCAATCTTGCAGATTTAAAGAAAGTAGTAGATGAGCTGCCTCCAGTTCAGCAGCAAAGATTTGTTGATGTCGCAATTGAAAAAGGATATATGGACTATGCAAAGAATATTTATTTCAAAAAGCTCACAGGCCGCGATATCATTAAAACTATTGAAATAACAAAAGAAGAAGAAGTCGATGAATAATACACGGAGGTGTTTTAAATGGCAACTCCATATCAAACAGTCTATGACGCATTTTTAAGTAAAATTATTGCAGACGACTGGGCAGAAGAATATGAGGAAAAACTAGTTGATGAACTTGTTCCTGAAGGACCTCTTGAAACAGTTCCTACTTCTGCGGCCCTAGCAGATTGGCGGTCAATACTTGAAAATGCTTTACCATATTTTAAATTTCCTACTCATCGTCTTGTAAGAGATGAGAATGGATTTGAAGATACTCTTTCTCCTGAAGAAATTGATATAATTTCTGAATATATGAAAGTAGAGTGGCTTAGCCGCACTATTCATACTTGGGAGAATGTAAAAGTTATGTATGACGAAAGAGATTGGTCCCCTGCAAACTTACTAAAACAATTCATATCTCTCCTTGCGCAAAGTAAAACTAAGGCAGCGGAATTAGAAAAAATATTCTACCGCTCAAAAACTAATGAGGAAGGGTACAGAAAATCTTTTTCTTACTCTGACTTAGCTGGAAAATGACAGTTAGCGAAGGATATAAAAATAAGCTAAAAAGTAAATATTTTGGCTTGTTGAATGAGAGAGAAAAAGGCGGAGAATGGGAAAAATTTCTTGATACTATTGTAATTGAATTACTTGGTTTTGAGGAAGATAATAAAACCATAAACTATGAGAGATTGTTGCGCAAGACTCAATCTCTCCGCTTTTTAAGATATGAATATTTTAGAAAAACTGTTTTTGAATGTATGAATTTAATTACGGGGTTGAGTGATTAATGGGATACTTTGATGAAATATATTTAAAGAGAATTAATCGCTTCGGGAACAATATTCAAGAACGCATACAAAACAAAAGAGAGTATGATTTTGAAGAAACAATTTTAAAAAAATCCCCTAATCAAGTTTCTGTTTGGGAAGGATTAAATAGTTGGGATGAGGCAGAAATGCCGCCAGATTATTTAGGAATTCTTCAAACTAAAGAATATGATCAAGATGAGATTGTAGATTATCTTCTAGTTCCTTGTAATAGAAAAATTCAAATGGGAAAATTACTCTATTTTATGGATGTTAGACATCAAAAAAGAGAGCATCCCTGGCTGGCATATGCAGTAGATCCTTATACTACTGGAAGCCATAATCGTTATACAGTTATAGAATTAGAAGAAAAAATGGAATGGTATGTAGATGGTATTTACCATTCTAGTCCAGTTCACGCAGTCGGCGGCGGTAGTGGTGCACGTGATAAGAATATAAATCTTAAATTCCGTATACAATTTGCGGAATCAGGAGTTTTTCTTCCAAATAAAAGATATTCTATTATAATGCCAGCAGATGCAAGTGTTAAAAAGAATAATAAAGTCACTATTGGTGGAGAAACTTGGCGTATTACTGGATTTGATAAAATTAGTGTTAATGGAGTAATGTATATTACTCTTGAAGAATATCTTACAGATAAAAATGATGACATTCCTGTCGCAGGTAGAGATGAAAGTGCGAATTGGTATATTACTACTGATTTAGGAGAAAATTTTGAAATAGACACGAATACTGAGACTCAAGTCACTTTTACCGCATTTTATAAACAAGAATCTCGTATTGGAGATAGAAAGGTTGAAATAGAACCTATCCCAGTTGAGAGGGAAGTTCCAAATTACATTCCTTTTGAAGTTATTTCATTGGAAGAAGATGGAAAATTCTATAGTGGAGAACCTTTTATTATTAATCCTACTCGTGCACGCGGTTGGCCGGTAACTATTGCTAGATTAAGAATTCAAATTAAGGGTCAAGAAGAAACTGCTCAAGATTTTGATTTCACTTTTAAATCTATTCAACCACAAACTAAAATAGGAATAGTTGGACCAGATGTTATTACAATGGGACAAGAAGTCACATATACAATAACAGGAACTGATACTATTAATCCTACGCTTTCTGATACGACCTGCGCGCAGATCGATACAGATAAGTCTATTGGTAATAAAGTTGTTATATTGGCAAAAGAGATTGGAACCACAATTCTTGATATAAACTCTCAGGCACAACTTCCAATTGAAATTCAAAGTTTTTGGTTAGGAGGTAAGAAAGACAATGTCGATTCGTAATTCCTCTGAGCTTGGAACTAACTTATTAAAAATTGTCACTAAATTATCACAAAATAAAAGACTTTTACGTCTTTTAAAATATACAGATAACAATCCTTTTTCACAAGATAAAGAAGAAATTGATCCTTCAATCGCACTTGACAAAAACCTTAAAGTTGTTCCTCTTGTAAATGAACACTCCGATGATACTGAATCCACTGTTGTCGTAATGTATAACAGTGGAACAGTAATGGAGAATAAGGAATTTAAAGATATTGCGCTTGATGTTCTTGTCTATGTACCTTTAACTGAGTGGAAATTAAATGATATTAATTTACGTCCATTTTTAATAATGACAGAGATAGAAAAAGAACTAAAAGGAAAAAGGGTTGAAAGTCTCGGCAAGATAGAATATGAAGGTTTTTCCCTTCAACTTGTAACAGATATTATGTCTTGTTATAGAATGGAGTTTTATATTCATGTTTTCGATTGATAAGAATAAATTATTTTTGGGTGGCGCAGAAAATTTCCAAGATATTTGTTTCATTTATCCTTTAAGAATGAAAGAGATTTTTGGACTTGGAGAAAAGAAATTTGAACAATATCTTGGATTGCTTACCCTAGATGCGCGCGAAGTAGAAAAGAAAATGAAAGAGGCGGGAATAGACCAATCTTTTACTTCTTTTGAATACTTATTACTTAGTGCTAGTCTCAATGACAATTTTTTATTAGAGTTACAAAAAGCATTTTTTACATTTATTAAGGAAGAGGTTCATATTTCCATAGATACAAAAGAAATTTTTGTAGGAGATATAGATAAAAGTAAAGTTCTCAATGAAGAGAATTTTGAAGATTTTCAAATGGTACTGCGAGCACAGAATTGTCTTCCAATACCTGAACCTATTCCAAAAAACGAAAACGCTATGCAACGAAAATTCCGATTAAGAAGAGAACAAGTTGCAGAAGCAAAAAGACGCGCCGCAGCGAAAAGCGATGGAATGGCATTAGACGATGCCCTTACAAAACTGATTTGTTTTAATGTGGGCATTACTTTTGATAATGTGGGTAATTTAACTTATTACCAATTCCGTAAACTTTTTACTTGCGCGCAAGCTAAATATAAATATGACTTGGACTTGCGTATGATTGCCGCAGGCGCAGATCCAAAGAAGATAAAACCAAAAAGTTGGTTAGAAAAATTAGATATTTAAAGGAGGTTATTAGATGGCTGATATACTTCAAAGATATGGTCTTAAAGAATGTGCCGACGTAACATTCTACCACATCAACAAAGCTGGTTATCCCGACTATCCTGTTCTTATTCTTGATAGTTTGAAAGTTACTTCCATCGAACAGACCGCAGAGACTTCTGAAGCCCGCGGCGGTAAAGGTAATGGCAAGTTAATTGTATGGGATTTCAACAAGGAAATCAATGTTACTATTGAAGATGCTCTCTTCTCTCCAAAATCACTCGCAGTTATGCTCGGTGATGGTAATGTATATGGTGATACTGCCGCAAGTGGTACTACAGAATTTGGTACAGTACTTAAGAGTGCAAGAGTAGTTGTAAAAGAAAATAACACTTATCCTGAAGTAAAAGTTGATGGTAAAGTAGTTAATGGCCTTGGTAAAGAAGTTTCTGTTTCTTATGGCACTGCAGGAGATACAGCTACAAACATTCTTTTCTATAAGAATGGTAGCACAACTGCTTTAACAACTGCACAAGGTCTTAAAGAAGGCGATGTTCTTTATGCAACTTGGAATCATCTTGTAAAATCTAAGGCAATCATTAAGATTGAACCTGATTCATTCCCTGGCACATATTATGTTGTCGGTGATACAATGATTAAGAATGAAAGAAATGGCGATGATGAATACTTCCAGTTCATTATTCCTAAAGCAAAGATGACTGCTGAACAAACTCTTGAAATGAGCGCAGATGGTGATCCTGCTACATTTAACTTTAACCTTCAAGTTCTTCGTCCTGAAGACGGCGAAATGGTTAGATTTGTTAAGTATGAATTTGCTGATTATGACGATGATGAAGATGACAGTATTGCTGGTGGACAAATGAACTTTGTTCCTGCATATGATGGCTTCTCAAAGAATCCACCTACAAAATCTTCAACTAATGCTGAAGAAGTACTTCCTGAATCAAAGAGAGTTACTTATGCTAGTGGCGCAGAAACTGATACAGATGGCGTTGTTACAACAAATGCTACTGCTGCACCTCAGGTTAAACCTAAGAACCGTTCATAATCCAATAAAACTTAATACTCAACTTTTAAGGGAGGGAGAAATCCCTCCCTATTTTCTAAGGAGTGAATTTTTATGACTGACTTCGGAATAAAAGAATTATACTCTGTCACTCTCAAACCCACATTAGATATGAAGATAAATGGAATTTATTTTCGTAAAAATGAACCTATTATCACTTTTGATAAAATCCAAGTTGCATACTTAAATGAAAATAAAAGAAGATGGTATGCGCACGGAGGATACGGAGATCGTATTCTTGTGACTTGGGAAAATACAACTTCTATTGGAATGAGATTTTCAGAAGGAGTTATTTCTAAAACAGGTCTTAGTATGTTATCAAATTCAAAACTTCTTACTCATCAACAAGACGATATTCTTATTCCTTATAATGAGACAATAGAAAAGAGTGAGCTAGAAAGTGGAGATTTGGCACAAGACCATAGTGTTTGGAGAATAGAAGTGAAATATCCCATTCACGGAGATAAGGAAAATACTTTTATTAGAAGAAATGGTGTCCGAGTCCCTGATGAATGTTTTGATATAGATGATAATGATCCTCATATCATATATATAAGTATGAAATATATGACAGAAGATGATGGCATATATGAAGTATATTATGATTATGAGTATACCAATGAATATGATAATTTATCTATTGGTGAGCGCGCGGTAAAAGGATTTTTATGTCTCACTGGTAGGACGAGATTAAAGGACGATCAGACGGGTAAAGAGAGTACGGCTCTCATTGAAATCCCAAAGTTAAAACTTACATCTGATTTAACAATGCGGCTGGGTAGTGCAGTGACTCCTTATATTTATGATTTTAGTATAATGGGGTATCCAGTAGGAGACAGAGGACACGAATATGTTTGTAGATATACCTTTTTGAATGAGGATATAGATGCAGACTTTTAAGGTTGAAAATTGTTAGACCAGGTGAGCAATTGCTTACTTGGTCTTTTTATATAAGTAAAGAAAAATTTTTATATATAGGTGGTGAGATAAGAAATGCCGAAAAATCAAGTTGAATTCTCTTTAGTCGGAAAATTAGATGCTAATGATATTATGAGTGGAATTCAGAAGATTAAGAATGATTTGTCAAAAGAAAAACTTGGTGATAAATTATTTGAAAGTTCTTCTAAAGGCTTGCAGGATATTGAAAATAGACTTAAAAAAGTTATGAGCAACATCCCTGGTAGTGGTTCTACTCCAAAGCAATTGGCTGCATTTGAGCATAGTATAAAAGATATTGCAACTGAACTTTCTCAATGGGAAGGAAAATTAAAGGGATTTGAACTTACTGATAAATATCTTGCAAGTAATATTCAATCTGTAAAAGATTTATTAGAGGTATTTGATGAATATAGCGAAAAAATTAAGGGAATGCAAGATAAAATGGGGAATTTCTCCATTGAAAGAGTAAAAGGTTCTCAGATTCTTGGTAGAATAGATAAAACTGCGCCAAAAATGATTGCGGCGGCGCAAGCAGGAGATTATGCTGGTTTAAAATCAGGTCAAGATTATCTTTTAGGAGAACTAAAGAATAAGCTCGCAGGCGGAGATATTTCTCAAGAAACTTTTAATGCTCAGGCGGCAGCAATAAACAAGTTTGCTCAACAACTTCGTGGTTGTATTACAATTATGAAGCAATATCAACAACAAGCGGATGCCGCAAATACAGATGTTGAAAAAGGATTTGAAGAAGCTCGCCAAGCTGCAGAACAAAATAGGGGAACAGTTGTTAATTCAGCAAATGAACAAATTGAAAAACTTATTGGAATTGGAGATGCAGCAAAGCAAGGAAGCCAAGGGCTTCAAGAACTCTCTGAAAGAGAAAAATCAATTCAGAATTTGACGAATCGTATCAAATATTTGTTTAGTGCCACTTCTGTATTTTCTGTATTAAGACGAGTAGTCCGTGGAGCGGTAAAGGATTTCCAAGAACTTGATAAAGAATTTAATGAAATTGCTATTGTTTCTAGATATTCAACTGCAGAAATGTGGCAATCTTTCTCTCAAGTTAACCAAATGGCTCAAGAATATGGTGTTACTACTAAGAATATTCTTGAAGTTCAAAATCTTTACTACCATCAAGGTAAAGATATGGCAGAGGTTAATAAACTTACTGCTCAAACTTTAACCCTTGCAAAAATCACAGGTATGGACTATGCTGATGCAACAAATAAATTAACTGCGGCATTAAACGCCTATAAGTTAACGGCAGAAGATGCAGTAAGAGTTACTGATACTGTTGCAGCATTGAGTGCTAATGCAGCGACTTCATCAGAAGAGTTGATGACTGCTTTAACAAAAACTGCATCAATTGCGGCAAACGCAGGTGTAAGCCTTGAGAATACAGAAGTCTTCTTAACTAAAATGATTGAAACAACTCGTGAAGCACCCGAAAACTTAGGTACTGCATTAAAAACGATTGTTGCAAGATTTGGTGAAGTTAAAAATGCAATAGATGAAAATGGTGAAGCTATTGAACAAGCAGATATAAACAAAGTTGATAAAGCCTTAAAAACAGTTGGCATTACTTTATTAGATACTTCTGGCCAAATGAGAGATTTAGATGATGTTTTTATGGAATTATCATCTAAATGGGATGGATTAGATAGGAATACTCAAAGATATATCGCTACCATGGCGGCGGGTTCACGTCAACAGTCTCGTTTTATTGCTATGATGGAAAATTATGATAGAACGCTTGAACTTGTTGATGTTGCACAAAATTCTGCTGGAACTGGCGCGAGACAATTAGCTAAAGCACAAGAGAGTATTGAGACAAGTTTAAATAGATTAAAATCTGCTTGGCAAGAATTCTATTCTGGTATTATTACAAGTGGTGCAATAAAATGGTTTATTGAACTTGGTAATAGTATTGTTGGAATTTTTAATAAAATAAATAAAATACCTGCAATTGGACCTTATATTTCTCTTATAGTTGGTGGCTTAGGTTTATGGGCAACAAAAACTTTTATAGTTGATAAAGCATTAGAAAAATTAGGTGCTACAATTGCAACAAATATAGGATTAAAAGAGAAAGATAATGCTGTTTCTTTAAAATCTCGTATAATTCAAAACGGAGAAATAGTTTCTTTTAAAAAACTTATTCATACTGAATTAACAGAATGGGCAACAAAAAAAGCTTTAAGTGATGAGAATGTTTTATATATCTTAAAACAAAAAGGTGTTGATCTCTCAAATAAAAACACTTCAATTAGTTTTAAAGTTCTTGCTGCGGCAGAATTAGAAGCATATGGTCCTTTATTACTTATTATTGCTGCTATGGCAGTTTTAGTTGCCGCAGGATATGGAATACTAAAATTATGGGAAAAAGAGCATAAAGTTATTACCGATAATTCTGAGGCATTAGATGAACTAAGTAAAAAATATGATGAGTATCAAAATCAAGTTCAAAAAACAAAAGCATTAAAAGATAACTTAAATATTCTTGAAAAATACAAGGATATGCTTGTTCTTACGACAGAACAACAGGAAGAATTAAAAAATGCTCAACAATCTATTGCTGAAGATTATCCTACTTTATTAAATTATATTGATGAAGAAGGCAATTATCATCTTAGAAATGCAGATGCTATTGCTTTAGAATTGGAGAATCAAAAGAAACTTAACAAAGAGAAAAGGAACGCTTATATTTCTAAAAATAAAGAGCTTGTAAATCAAGGTATTTATGGTGAAGATTTTGCTTCTTTTGAACAAGCACAAAATAGATTAAATTATCTTTCTCAATCATTAAATCTTAGTTCTAAAAGTTCAAAAGAACAAGCTAATAAAATTACTAAAGATATAATTGGTTATGGTAAAATAGTGGAATCTCTTAAAATTGCAGGAGAACATTTAGCTACAGTCGGTACTTTAGGAGCCGCTTCTCCGTTGGTTGTACAAGGTGGAGTTTCTGCTTACCGTAATGAACAATTACGAAAAATGTTAGAAGGTTATCTCTCTGGTACTAAAAAGAGTTTTATGACTCAAGATTTAAATACTGTATTTGGTGCAGGGGCAAGTATAAATGAACAGCAATTTAAAAAATTTAGAGATCTCGCTGCAAATCAAGATTTAACTGATTTTAAAACTTTTTCAAAAACACTATCTGAATCAAATATTCAAGCTACAAGCCAACATCAATTAGAAACTTGGTATAATAACTATATGCAAATAGTAGAAAAAATTCCAGAAATAGGAGATATGATTACTAAAGGATATAGTCAAGTAGAAGCAGCATGGGAGCAAACTTTGAATGTTAGTTTAAGTGAAATAGATTTTGAATTTTCTGTTACTGCAGAAAGCAAAGAAAAATTTGCAAAAGCATTTGCAAAGGCCTTTACAGATGATGAAAATTTCACTGAAGAAGATTTCTTAAGATATATGGAAGGATTAGATGAAGAAACTTATAATAAGATTTTTAATAAAATTCTTTCATCTGAAAAGTTAGAATTAGGAGAAATTTTTGGAAAAGCATTAACTCCAGAGTCTTTAGCAACGAGTGATTTGGATAAAATTATGTCTAGTTATCTTAAAGAACTAGATATAAATAAAAATTCTCCTGAATATCAGGCATATAAACAAAGTCTTATAGATGCTTTTACTTTTACGAAAGATGAATTAAACGCAATTCAAAATGTAATTCTTTTAGATGGAGAAACTATTGAAGGATATACTCTTGAGCAAATAAAAGCGATGCAACAAACTGCAGCAAAATTACAAGAAGTTTATGGTAAAGATGCAGGACAAAAATATTTAACTATTAAACAAAATATTCAGAATGGTATTAAAGATATAAATGATTTTGAAAAAGCAATAAATGCTCTAAATACTGCAGATGTAAGTGACTTAGAGGGGATTGAAAAATTTGTTAAACAAATGAAGCAATTAAATGTATCTACTAAAGTTACTTCTCAAACGATTGTAGATTTAGCTGGTGGATTAGATGAGTTACCATTAGAAAATACTGCAGATATAGCAACATATTGCAAAAATAATATTGATTCTTTAAAAGATAGTGTAGAGGCATTGAATGCTGCAAGTGAAGGAACTGCAACTGCAGAACAAATGCAACAAATTTTAAATATTTTAATTGAAGGGTTAGATTTTAAAGAATCAATAGAAATGATTCATAATTTTAATAATGCTCTTACATATACATCAAAAGGTATCGGTTTAAATAGCACATTATTACAGAAAGCACAAGTAGATTTAGCAACTGGCGAAAAAACTACTACAGAAGTTATTTTAACATTATTAGATGCAAGAATAAAGAAAAGACGCCAAGAACTTGCGCTTATGACAGATGGAACAGAAAAAGAAAAAGCTGAAGCAGAAATTCTTTCTATGGAGTTAAATAAAACTCTTATTACAATGTCGGCGAATACTATTAAGCAAGAAATTGATCACGCTGTAGATCCTGCATTGGAAAAAATGAAAGAAAAAATGGATAGAATTAAAGAGGCTTGGCAAAATTTTGTAGACTATCTTAATAATGTAGATAAATATTCTAATCTCGATGCATTACTTGATAGAATTAAGGATAAGATAGATAATCTTGAATTTGAAATTAGTTTTTCTACAAATCCAAAAGAAATTGCAAAAGATTTAAAATCTCAATTAAATGAAATTCAACGTCAAATGGCTGGTAATATAGCAGGTAAGCGTGGCGCAGAACGTAACTTACTTGCACGTAGAAATGCTATTAATTCTAATTCTCAAACAAAAGACTATTTATCCTTCGGTGCAGAAGGTAATATTATTATTGATCAACAAAAAATGTTAGCACTTGAAGAACAAATTCGAGATGCTAAAATTAAAAATAATGAAGTTACCCTTGCAGTATTAGAAGGACAAAAGAAAGCCATTGAAGATAATGTAAAGGCTTATAATGATGAATTAAAAGCTGTTCAGAAATATACAAAAGGAGTTCAAGACAGTCTTGACAAAACTCAAAACATTAATAAGGAGATATATGAAAATGTTATTGAACTTGAAAATAAACTTATTGATGTTATTCAGAAAAAAGAAGATAAAGAACTCGAACTTACTAAAAAGAAATATGATGCAATAAAAGAAGAAGATAATAAATATCTTGATAGCGTGCGTAAGATGATAGATAAAGAACGCGCATTAAGAGAACAGAAAAATGATGAAGATGCAGTAAGAGATAAAGAAAGAAAACTTGCTATGATGAAGATGGATACATCTGGTATCTATTCTTCTGAAATTCGCGCATTAGAAAAAGAACTTAAACAAGATTACCAAGATTTAAGCGATAAAGCAGTAGACCGAATGGTAGATCAGTTAGAAGAAGAAAATAATGCGCGGGCAGAAGCAATGGATAAGGATGTATATTATACTGAAACAACTCTTGAAAGAAAGAGAGAGTTAATGACAGATTATTATGAGGAAATTAAGCAATTAGATACAGATTTAGTTACTTGGTTTATGAATAATGATGAAGAATATTTAAAAGCAAGTAAAGCTCAAAAAGAATTGCTTAAACAACAATATGCAGAGTTAGTTGGAAATGGAGAGGCCTCGAAAGAAGTTCTTCAAGATGGAAGTATTACTTCTGTTCAACAAGCAATAACCCTTGCGCAAGAATCTGCTACTGATTTAGATGAGGCAATTAAGTTATATGGAGATAATGCAAAGGTTACTAATGAAGGAGTTCAAAGTTCAGTTAGTGAATTAGCAGGAGAATATAGTAATTTAGTTAACATTATTGATGGAAATGGAGATAGTTTAGTAAGTGCATATAATAACTTAAGAGAAGCGATAAAAAAAGCAGCAGAAGCAGCGAGAGATTTAAAAGATGCTCAGGAAAAAGCTGCGAATTTTTCAACTGATAATGTGAAAGATCAAAATCCTTCTAAAAATACTACGTCGACTTTATCTCCTTATACAAAAACAAGTTTAAGACCAATTACAGTAAAAGATAAAAATGGTAATATTAATTATGCTAATAAAGAGGCAGGTTGGTATCATGAATCAGGTTCTGGTATAGTTGAAATTGATGGAACAAAGTATTATCGAATTCGTTCTCGTTTTCAAGAATTTAATGATTCTCCAAGATATGCGAAAGAAAGTGATTTTTATGGGAAAAATGAAGGAGAAATTGAGTCTGGTAATGGTTCTCTTAATAAGCTTGCTAAATCAGAAACTGAAATTTTTACTTTAGAAGAAATATCTCAAATTATTGCGGGGCAAAATAAATATAATACTCCTAAAATGCTTACTAATGCAAAAGGTGGTTTGGTTGATTTCACTGGTCCAACATGGGTAGATGGCACAAAAGCTAATCCCGAAGCATTTCTTTCCGCGGCAGACACTGCTAACATTGCCAAACTTCGCGACATCCTTTCAATCGCTTTCGATTCAACTGCTCCAACTTATCCAAACTCTCAATCAACTTCAAATGCAACATACAATATCACAATCGAGGTAGATTCAATTGCTTCTGACTATGATGTCGACCAAGCAGTATCTCACCTTCAATCAAAAATTCAACAAGCCTCAGGCTATCGTAATATCAACATTCTTAAAAAATCAAAGTAATTAAGGAGGTGGAAGAATGGCAGATTTTACAGGTTTCTATTTTAACCATATCCATTCTTCCACCTACAACATATACCGTACTTCCAACGGTTCTCGTTTCGAGGAAGGTCTTATTCCCGACTTCGAAAACTATTCGGTATCTGTTGCAGGTGGGCATGGAGACATTTATCAAGGACAAAAATATAAACCAATTCCTTTTAAAATTCAAATTGCTTTTGATAGTATGACAGAGGAAAATCTTCGAAATCTTCGTAGTTGGATAGAAACAGAAGATTTAAAACCTCTTCAATTTGATGAAAGACCTTATAAAACTTATTTTGCAAAGTTATCTTCTCGTCCTATCCTTAATTATGTATGTTTTTCGGAAGAAGAAGATATAGATGGCTACTCAGGCGGCCCCACTGACTTTACTCCTATATATGACGGTTTTTCAAAGAATCCTCCCGCGCATTCTCCAAATGAGCCACAAGAATTCAGCTTCACAACTTCTCCTATTACCGTCGGTAATAAGCGTCGTATATATAAAGGAGAAGGAGAATTCAATTTCATCGCATACGATCCATTTGGCTACTGCGCAGATGACAGCAATAAAATGACGATTGAATATGGGTTGAGATATACTGGAAAAACTAATTGGCAATTTTTAGATGAGTACATTCCTCCTACCGATTGGGACGCGGCGAATGATGAATGGGGTAAAGCATCAGGCCTATTAACAGAAAGAAAATTCAAAGAGAAGAATATAAATGTTCCATATCAGAGTACCGAAGACTCAACTGAAGGAACGAATGTATATTATATTCCTCTTTATAATCCAGGTGATAAACCTGCGAATATACAAATATTTTTTGACATTAATAATGGTACTGAAAAGATTACAGAGAAAAAAATAATTGATATTCAATTACAAGTACCTCGCCTTAAAAATTATTGGAATTTACCAAATGAAATACCTGAAAGTTACTATGAATGGTTAGATAAAGGATATTCCTTATCTTTCAATACTCAAAGTTTATTCAAAAATAATCATATTCTTCTCAATTCAAAAGACCATACTGTAAAAGTCTATCCTTCATTAGATATGAATAAAATTTATGATATGAGATATGACTTAATTGAGAATTCAAATTGGACTGAAGTTCCTCAAGGTAGAAGTAGATTAAAAATTTCAGTGCCGAACTCTATTATTGGACAAAAGTTCAAAATTGAGGTAAAATATAATTATAAGTATTATTAATAGGAGGTGAAAGGAGTGGAAAAAAGAAAATATCAAATTTTACTCACAGAAGAGTTTTTAGATACTTCTTTGTTTCCTGAATCTGCATTTGTTGGTGGATATGTAAGCAGACCAGTATTAGAGATTGGTTCAAGCGATGCGAATTATTCTTGGCAAGTTCACGATGTGGAATTTTATACAAAGATAGATGGAACGCACACTTTGAGTTTTAGTCTTGATGCTAAGTATTTTGATGAAGATGCGGGCGCACTAGTAGATAATGAGTTAGTTAAATACTTGACCAATAAATGTAAGATTGAAGTCAGACGAGAAAATTTAGAATACCGTAAGGAGAATAAGCCTTATGCAAAGAAAAAAGATATTCTAAAAGGACAAGAAACTGTTTATGATACTTATTTTATGGTTGTAAATGATAAAGAAGATAAGGATGATAAAGGTATTATTTCTTATACTTATTCTTGTACTGATGCGTATGTAGAAGAACTTTCAAAAACTGGTTATGAAATTCAGTTTTCTGATGATATTGAAGTTGGAAATGGATTGGGAACAATTCACGATTTTTCAAAACAAGTTGCGGCGGGAACAGATTGGGTATATAGAGAAGATAAAACAGGAACTTTAATTGAATATCTTACTGATGTACAGTGGAATGAAGAGCAGCAGAGATTTGATGAAGTTTATACACCTATTCCTTCTCATACTTATAAATTCATACCTGAAATATCTCAATATGCGTATCAATTGGAAACTCTTGCAGAAGTGAAGGATGGTTATTATAAGCCTTTCTATTGTGCAGAAATGATGGATATGACGCAGACGATACCTGCGAAGAATCTTATTTCTAATGGTGATGATTTTACAGATTCAATAGGTTGGAAAGCGCTCTCGACAGGTACTCCATATGTGGTAGGACCTTATCAAGATAATGGTGAATATTATCTTCAAATTTCTAATTCTAATTCAAATCCATCTTATCTGTTAAATGATACAATGACAAACAATAGAACAATTTTACAAGCCTATCAACCTTATATTTTTAGATATACTACAAAAGGTAATAAAAATATCTTTAAAGGTCTTTATATTCATAATCAATATAAAAATGCAAAAGATATGAATGATAGGTTTAAATATAAAGTCCTTATGGATTTTAAACCCAATACTTATTATGTCATAAAGCCAACTACAAATATTTCAAACCCATATTTTTATCTTTATACAGAAATTGCTGGTACGACAGATGTAATTAGTGTTGAGTTTTTTAAGGCACAGGGAAAAGATGAAGCATCTCAAGTCTCTCTCATAGCCTCACTTGCGAATGGGGCATCAGCAACTGCGGCGCAACTAAATAAAATGCTACTTCCTTCTGATGCGGGTGAAGATATTGATGCATATTATGATAAAAAGGTAAGATATTTTTATCGTGACAATTATAAAATTCAACTTTCTACAAATGTTGAGGTTCACGAAGATCCTTTTATAGATGATGAATTAGAATTCGTATCTTTTGATGATATAAATAATGCCGAATATAAATTAGCGAAAGTAGATGGAGTTACTTCTATTGTAGAGAATAAGCCTTTACCAATCCAACTTGTTTCTGAACTACCTGAAACTGGAGAGGATAATAAAATATATCAACTTTCTACTGATAATTACTATTATCAATATTATAAAGTAGAAAGAAATGGTATCACAAATGGTAAATGGAATTATGCAAGATTTGGTAGTGGTCAAGTAGATAAAATAAGAACCCTTGTAATTAGTAAATCTAATCGCTTTAATATAATTCAAGAAATTGCTGAATTATTTAGGGTATGGCCAGTATTTGAAGTGCATAGAAACGAAGACGGCGCGCTCGTCAAAGAATTTTGGTATAAAGAAAGTGCATTACGAGATAATTTTGCTGGCTTCCATAAAGGTATTAATCTTTCAAGTATAACTCGAAAACTTGAAAGTGATGAAATTGTAACAAAAATGTATGTTGAGGATGTAGAAAAGAGTTACATTACAGATGGTAAGATTTCTATTGCCGAAACTACACTTAATCCTTGGGGAGAGAGATATTACTATAATTTCCGTCACTATATTGAACATAAACTTGTCGGACCTGAAATTGACAGAGACAAAGAAGAATTATATCGCCAAGTTAAGGTCTTAAATGAGAATGAGAAAGAAACCTATGATAAATATAATACTTATTATAAAACTTATCGAGATAATCAAGATAAGATAAAATTATATTCATATCAGATTTCTGCTTGTACTGAAACAATGACAAGTTTAAAAGAAACAATAGATGGGTTAGTAAAAGAAGGGGCAGATGAAGCATTACCTGACCTTGTTAATGCTCGTAGTTCATATAAAAATCAAAGCAAACAAAAAAGTAAGTATAAGAAAGAATCAGATAAACTTCAAAAGCAGAATGATAAAATAAAAATAAAATTAGACAATCTTTCTGCATCTGTTACTTCTATTGATACTCAGAAGAAAACCCTTATCTCCCAATTTGAAACTAAATATTCTCAATTCATAAAAGAAGGAACTTGGGTAGATAGTTCATATGCAGATAGTTCAACCTATTATATCGACTCTCAAAAAGTATCAAATACTTCCGCAATACCAAAGGCAAGTTGGACTATAAATGTCATTGATGGTGGCGGCGCAGAAGAATTAAAAGACTTCTTCTTTAAAGTAGGAGACAAAACTTTCTTGGTAGATAATGATTTCTTTTATCGTCCTACTGAAGAAGGCAGAGATTACAAATTTGAGATTTTAATCACTGGATATCACGATTATTTCGACAATTCTCAAAAAAATCAAATTGAAGTTAGAAACTATTTGACAAGTTTTGAAGATTTATTTCAAAGAATTTCTGCGGCAACTCAGACTTTAGAGTTGAATGAACAGATTTATGATAAAGCAGATAGATTTACTGCGAATGGAGAGATTAGTAGTGCTATTTTGCAGAAGAGTTTGATTAATAATAATTTTGTTTTAACGAGTTCTGATGATAACAGTTATGAGTTAGATGTTGAAGGATTAAAACTTCAATCTATTCCAAATCCTACTAAGAGAGTAAGAATTACTGCTGATGGTATTTTTATTTCTAAACAGACAGGTGATAATGGTGAACCTGTTTGGAGTACTGGTATTACAGGAGACGGAATTAATGCAAGTTTAATTACTGCAGGCGAGATTGACACTTCATTGATTAAGATTTTTGGCGGTAGTGGTCAAGAATTATTTGCTTGGAACGAACTTGGTATAACAGCCTATCATAGCCATTCTACTAGTGGAACAAAAGACACTAGTAAGTATTTTACTAGATTTGATCAATTTGGTTTATATGTTATTGAAGGAGATAGCGATTTTAATTATAATCAAGAAGGAAGCACTTGGTTTAAAGATATAACCCGTACTGATGCAATTAATAAAATTCAAGATAAAGCTTTGGTAAGTATTACTGATAATGGTTTCAAACTAAATATTAAAAAAAGTCAAGGGCGATTAACATTAGGGTTTTTAAACGAACAAAAATCCGATTATGGTTTATTAATAGAAAGAAAATTGTCTGGAGATAGTGATTTCAAAACTATTGCTAAACTTAGTAGTAATGGTTATTCTGAATTAGGAGGCTTTGATATTGGAAGTAGTGGACTACATTCTAAAGATCAAAGATTAAGCTATTATACTACAGGTATTTTAATGCATGATTATAATACTAATGGTGAACCAATAGAATTTGTAGCCGATCTTTCAGGATTACCTTTTTATGCAACACATTCTGTTTTAGGTAAACTTGACATAACCCCTTTAACTGGCTGGAATTTTAAACAAAATCATTTTTGGTTTGGACAGTATAATTTATCAGATATTTCTCACACTTCCATTCATGGAGATGGAAGTACAGGTACTTTGTGGGTTACAAAACTGTATGTTAATGGTCAAGAAGTTGTTCCTGGTGGATCAGGAGGAGGAGACGGTACTTTTATTAATCCTCTTAACAATTACAATGACATCTATAAATCGGCAGATTACCCAAAGTATCCTAGTGGTGGAAGACATACTGGTATAGATTATTGTTGCAGTTCAGGAACTTTAAATAAGCAGGTTGTTGCAATTCACGATGGAACAATAGAAAGTGTAACCCATAGTTCAACAGGCTATGGAAACCATGTTGTAATTAATCACCCTGATTATCAAATAAGAAGTCTATATGGTCATGCATCAAGTATTGCAACAAACCCTTCGACTGGACAAGAGTGGCAGCATGGAGATAGCGTTCAAAAAGGTCAAGTTATTATGTATGCAGGAGAATCTGGTAATGTTACTGGACCTCACGTCCATTTAGAGATAAGAGTGCCCCCATATACTTATGATAGAGATGATATAGACCCTGAAACCTATGTTGCAGTGGTAAACAAAAATCTTCCTGCCACAAATGTAATGTCACAATCTCAAATTGCAACAGCACAAAGAATTATTAATTATTTAACTGTTAGAGGATTAACAACTTCCGCGGCAGTAGGTATATGTGGTAATGTTTATGGAGAGTGTAGTTTTGATTATTCTCAAAAGGTTATAGATTCTGATGGGTATTGGGCAGGTGGAATGTGTATGTGGAATGATCACTATGGCAACCTTACTCGAATGAGTAACTATGTCGCAAGCCATTATCCTGATAATCCAGATTGGAGAACTAATCTTGAAGGTCAATGTGACTATTTAGTTTATGATATGAAAGGTAACTATAGTGAAACTTCTGGGACTTATCAAAGTAGATTAAAAAGTACAAATGAACAAGGAGTAATACATGATCCTACAAATACAATTACTCTGTTTAGTTATTTAAAAATGCCACCTAATACTTGGGTTGGAGCACAAAAAGTAGCAGATACTTTTGTGAGAGTATATGAATATCCTGGCAGTATTGAGACTGCTAGTGAAAATCGTCAGAAGTGGGCAAGAGAAGTGTGGAATAAATTGATAAATTCTTGACAATTTTATCTTAATCTGATATAATATAATTAAGAAATAAAATAAGGAGGATTCATTCAATGAAACTTGGAGATATAGAAACTCTTATCCCAACTCTTTCTTCAATCTCAACTCAAAAACTTCCCTTTAAACTTTCCTATAAAATCACAAAACTTAACTCTCGTTTAAAAGACGATTACACCTTCTACCTTGAAAAAGGCAGAGAAATTCTCGATAAATATGGAGAAAAAGATGAAAAGGGAGAATTCAAAACCTTTTCAAACGGAAATTTCATTATTAAAAAAGGTTTTGAAGAACCTGCAAGTAAAGAAATGAAAGAGTTAAGAGATATAGAAATGGACGCAATTGAAATTTTCTTCACACCTGAAGAACTTGATTGTCTTGAGATTTCACCTGAAGACCTTGCTCCACTTCTTCCTTTTATAAAAGAATAAAGGTAAAATAAAAGACCTCTATTAAGAGGTCTTTTTTTTATATCTTCTTTTCTACCTCGTTGCGCGCCGTCAACTCAAATATTTGAGTTTGACAAAGCGCATTATTTTTTGGAATTTTTTATCCAAAAAATTACTTATAAATTGGAAGAGAAAATCCAAAAAAAAAGGAGGAAAATATAATGGCATCACATTTCACACAACCATATAGTCCCGTGGCCGCGCAATATGGCGCATACCCACAGTATCAACAATCACAAGTTCAACCACAACAGGTTACCCAACCTGCTTCATTCTATCCCTCAACTACGTTCCTAAACCCTGCGGGCGCAGTCTATGTTACAAATACCCTTCAAGAAGCAAATAATGTACCCGTAGGGATGGGGACGACAGTTGCACTTTGTCTTCCAGAGAACTTAATGTATATTAAAGTTTCTCAAAATGGAGTTCCACTTATCAAACAATTTTCTTTAACTGCGGTAGAACCTAAGACTCCCGCAGATCTTCAACAAGAAAATGAAGAATTAAAATCTCACTTGACTACTTTAGAAGAAGAAGTGCGGCAACTCAAGGCGCAACAAGAAGAAAAAACTACTGCAACAGGAGGTTCATCTAAATGGCAGCTTTAAATCCCTTTCAACTAATTTCCCTCGCAAGAAGTGGTAATCCCGCGCAAATCGCACAACAAATCGTATCCCAAAATTTCCCCAACGATCCTCAAATGCAACATTTAATCGAAATGGGAAAGAATGGTGATACTCAAGGTATTCAAGAATTCGCTCAACAATATTTCAATAGCCAGGGAAGAGACTTTAATACTGAGCTAGAGTCTTTTATGCGTATGATTGGAAGAGGTTGAGTATAAAATAACTTAATGGAGGTAATCAAATGAACGAAGGTCTTTCTGTAGCTGATGCTCTTGCATTAGGTAGCCGTGATGGCAATGGTTGGGGAGGAGACGGCGGCTCTTGGTGGGTTATCCTTCTTGTCCTTTTATTTGCTGGCTGGGGCGGTAATGGCGCTTTCGGCGGCAATTATGGCGGAGGCTTCGCACCTGCAACTGCGCAAGGTGTAACAGACGCATTTAATTTCAACTCAATTCAAGGCGATTTAGCTGGTATTCAGGCCGCAATCAGTAACGGTTTTAACAGTCAAAATGTTTCTTTCCTTACTGCAAATGGTCAGAACCAACTTCAAATTTGTCAGGGCTTCGATTCTGTAAAACAGGCAATTGCAAATTCTGACTATGCAACACTTCTCGGCATAAATAACGTATCTCATCAAATGGATATGTGCTGCTGCGAAATTGAAAGAGGTCAGGATGACATCAAATACTTGATGGCAAATAACCTTAATGCAATTCTTACTGCATCTGACAAAAACACAGATCGTATTATCAACTATCTCACAAATCAGGAAATGGATAGACTCCGTACTGAACTTCAGTCTGCACAGTTCCAGATTTCACAACAGGATCAAACAACAAGCATTATCAATCAGTTAATGCCAATCGCTAAACCTGCATATTTAACTGCAAGTCCTTATACTGCACTCAATCCTTATAGCTATGCAAATGGCTTTGGATACGGTTGCGGAAATGGTTGCGGCTGCAATAACTAATTGGTAGGTGAAGAAAGGAGAGTTTTCCCTTCTCTCTCCTTTCTTCCAATTTTATTCTATTAAAGAGGTGATTAAATGAGTTGTTCTCCTTGCAGAAGACTCTGTAACAGATTAATACTCTCAGATAGTGTTACCTTTGCTGATGACACTCTTCTGATCGACATTCCCGCAGGTACTTATTTTGATAATGAGAAATATTGTATTGTAGTAGCTCAGACTATACCTGCAGAAACAACAATTAATGCAACAGTTGCAATTACGATTGGCGGCGACACTGGCACAACATACCCACTCGTTAATTGTAATCTTACACCTGTTAATGCATGTTCAATCAATACGAGAACACGCTATTCTACAATAGTTAGAACTGGCGCAACTAGTGGTAGTTTTGTTCTTATGACAAGACTTCCTTGTTCTCAATGCGTAAATAATTTGCCCTCGCTTCCTGTAGAAGCTCCGGCGACAGTAACAGGAGGTACTAATGGATAAGTTATATAGTAATGCGCAAAAAGAACTTCATAAGATAGAAGAAAGTGGACTTAGCTCAAACAACGTAAGTAATGCGAAAATGCTAACTTCTATTATGAAGAATATTTTAACAATTGAAGCGATGGAGGATGAGCAAATGTACGACCGTTACGAAGCAAGACGCGGTGGACGCTATGGCACTTATGATGAACGCTATGGTAGAGATTCTGGCCGCAACTCAGGTCGCTATGGACATCGTGATTATGACCGTATGTATGATAAAGTTTATCGTATTGAAGACGGTTTAGATGCGTATGTTTATGGAAAAGATAGATATTATGATGGCGACCACTCTGGTAGTATGACAGAAGGTCTTGAAAAGACAATGTATGCTATTTGCACTCTTGTTGAGACCATTATGGATAATGCTGAAACTCCAGAGGAAAAAGAAGTTGTTCGTAAGCACGCTCAAAAAATTGCACAAATCTAATGAGATTTAAGTATTATAATGCAAATCCATTAAAGCGTAATGTGAATGATTGCACTGTTCGAGCAATATCTCTTGCTACTGGGCGCACTTGGGATGAAACCTATGAACAGTTGACGCGAGTGGCGCAAGAACAAGCAGTTATGCCCGACGATGTAATTTATATCGAACAATATTTGTCAACACGATATGAAAAAATCTGCGGCTGTAAAGGTGAAATAAGGGTTACGGTAGGAGAGTTCGTAGATACTCATCCACAAGGAACTTATTTGATAACTATGAGCGGGCATATTACTTGCGCGATTAATGGGTGCATATACGATACTTTTAATCCACAAGATAGATTTGTATGGAGTGCTTATCGAATATAAAAAAAAAGAAAGAGGGCAAAAGCCCTCTTTTTTTTATTCCCAATTTGAGAAAGTTAGTTCTTTAAAAAGAGTAAGACCATATCTTCCTATACAGATTGCGTCAGCCTCATCTTGAGAAACTTCTCTACTATATGTATTTTTAACTAAAAGTTGAGCACTTTTCTTTTTATCTGCTCGACTTTTTCCTTTTATATCGTTATACTTTCTCCAGACTCCTGTATGCGCGAGTTTAAAAGGAAGTTTTTCTTCTACCGCTACGTCTATCAATACTCCTTGAAGTTGAGCTAAAATTTGGAAAGTGGTAACTCCAATTGTGTTCATTGGTCCACCTTCAAAATTTTGTAATTGAATGTCTTCAAAGATTAATCGATCTACTTTCCAGGCCGCGCACATATCAGAAAACCAATGCTTGAGGTTATTGATTTTGATTTCAGTCTTATCCTCTTTATTCTTAAAAACTCCGTAAGAAACTAACTTCTCATTATCAAAAACCGCCCAACCAGTAACATTGGTAGCTTGGTCTAATGCAAGAGTTCTCTTGATACCACGACTTTTAGGGATAACTTCATTCTCTTTTGTCTTTTTTAATGCGGCTGCAGCACACTGCGGACATTCTTTACTCTTTCTCCACTTATCATAAGTCATATGACAAGTATGACCTTCAGGACACACACATTCCATTAAAGTTGATAAGTTTTCATACTTATCTGCGCGCAGTTCCCAACCGTTATCTTGGTACTCTTTCTTTAATCCTTCAATATTATACTTTGCCATTTATTTCGAGATTTTCGGCAAGTTTTTCTAAACCTGTTGAGCCGAATCCTCCATTACGGTCTTTCCCATATTCTTTTACATTATCTACGGGATAAAACTCTATGGCAGGAGATTGTTGGATTTCAATTTGTGCAATTCTCATACCTTTTTCAATTTTATAGGTCTCTGAACCACTATTCCAAAGAGGTACTTTTATTTCACCTCTATATCCTGCATCTATAATACCTACACAATTTGCAATTCTTAAACCCGTCTTTAAACTCAGTCCACTTCTTGCATAAATGTGACATACATATCCTTCAGGAATTGCAAGTGCTATACCTGTGGAAACTGCGTGAGTCTCACCGGGCATTAAGTCATAATCTTCATCGGCATAAATATCTGCGCAAGCATCAGAAAGGTGGGCATATTCAGGAATTTTTGCAGTAGGAGTGAGTAATTGAATTGGCATATCGACAATAGTACGATTAGCAACTGCCTCTACAAAATTATCTCCTAAAAGATTAAACAAATCTTCAACACTCATACCTGAAGCCAACATTTGGGACTTTAATTCTTCAAACTCCTTTTCATCAAACCCCGGCGCGCCTTGTTCAATCTTACCCATTAAATTGATAATGTTTTCAAGTAACTTATTATCATTAGTAGGTTGTTCTTGACCTTCAATTATCCTTGCATTCATTCCCAAATCCCTCCAAATACTTTTACGATTTTGAGAATTTCACAAGCATCAATAACTTCGCCTTTTGCCTTTTTCTCTTTATGAGTGTAGCCTGCTGAAGCAATTTGATAACCTTTCTCATTTGCATCTGCACGGACATCATCAATGGCCTTACGAGCCTCAACATCGGACTCTACTCTAAACTCTTCTGTTCGTTTTAAAAGAATCATTCTTCTCGCCTCCTTTATCTCATATTATATCACAATGACTTAGAAAAGTCAAAATTTACATTGGAACAAAATCTTCCTTGTGCATTTTTATCACAACTTACAATCTTTAATCCTGTAATACCTAAAGATTTTGCCTTTTCCTCTAAAAGAGAAGGGTTTTTGCTTATAATAATACCATTAGTATACTTTGCATACCATAACATTTTTTCTGTTCTACCAATAAGCCTTTTATTTAATACTATATCCATATTCCTTTGCACCAAAGAACTCTTGATAATATTGTTCTCTTTCTCCTAATTCTTCCTTTTTACACTTTTCCACTATTTCAAAAGTAAAATTCCAAACTCCTTCCTTCTCCATAGCAGGATAAAGTTTATTTTGGGTGATAGGTTCTGCGCCGAGAGCGCGCTTAATATGCTGTTTCCAACGAGCCGCGATATCTACTGCTTGACCTATATAAACTCGTTGGTCATTTATATTGGTAATTTTATAAATACCAGTAACCTTATCTGCACCTACAACCCTTCCTATAAGAGAGGTGTATGGTTTTTCAAAATAGGTCTTATAAATGAGTTTATTAAGTACGTCAGGATTATGAAGTCTATTTTGTAATTTTTTCAACTCTATCACATCTTCTATCACATCATCTTCTACTTGTAAGCGATAAAAATCTTTTTGCTGTGCAATTTCTTCCTCATGCTTAGCCGCCTCAATAAGTGCGCGCTTCTTATTCCTTAATTCCTCTATTTCTTTAGAAAGAGTTTCTAATTCAGAGTTCCACTCCGCAGTTTTTGCTTCAAAATTCAAACGATTTTCTTCAAGCTGAATAGACAATTGACTAAATTCATTTTGGCTAATTTCAGCGATTTTTTGTTTCAATTTTTCACGTTCTAATTGTAATTCTAAATGAATTTTTTCAGAAATTTCTTTGCGTTTAGAATCTTCTTCTTCTTTCAGTGAAGCAAGTAACTCTTTCTTCTTTTCATTTTGAGATTCTTGAAGTTGTTGAATTTCAGAAGCAAAAGTACATTTCTTTTCTGCAATAAGTCGGTCCAATTTTAAGTTTTCTTCATTCAATCTTTTATTTTGTGCTTGAGACTGTTCATCTATCTCTATGTTTGCGCGACGTCGTAAGAAAAATCCTATGACGCCGCCGCAAACTAATAGAAGTAAATATATCAAAAACTCATAAAATTTCATCGTAATTCTCAGGTGTAACGATAACTTCTACCATTCCGAGTCTTTCGGCTTCTTCTGTATCGAACCACCAATCGTCTTTTTTCTTTTCATCATAGAGTTCAGGAGATATTTTAGTATGGTCAAGCACTATTTGTCTTAATTTTTCTCTCTTTTTCTTGTAATAGTCCGCGGCACTTTCGAACTTATGTGCATCGCCACTCATTACAGTAGAACCTTCGTGGAAAAGGAAATTAGCAGAGGAAAAACTATACCTTTTATGACCGCAGATATAAATGAAGTAGCCACCTGAGTAAGCGCGCCCTTGATTAATAGTGTAAACTGGCGTCTTACTCATATGTATTGCATCTATTACTGTAAAGGTTGCAGTAAGATCTCCGCCGCTTGAATTAATAAAGATTTTAATAGGAATTCTATCTTCTACGGGGATATTGAGTTGCTTATCAACGATATTATAAAAACGAATAAATGCGTCGACACCGGCGCCAGTTACTTCTTCTATATCACTAATATAGATATTCCTATTTACAATATCAACATATTCAGATAAACTTTCAAAATCTTTAATTGAGGATTGATTAAGATACGCTTGAAGGAGAGCTTTAATATCTGTATCAAGTGTCCATTTTGATTCTTGTTCTGTTTCTTTAATCATTTTTCTCCTCCTTTAAATAGCACCATTTACATTCTCCGTTCTCAAATTCATGAGGACACTGGGCGCGCAACTTGGCTATTTCTACTAAATTCTTCGCAATATCTGGATTCAATGTCCAAATGTCGGGAGTGATAAGGCTCTTATTTAACTCGTTGATTCTTTCAATTTCGCGTTTAATCTCTGGCCCTGTCATTACCAAACACCTCCTATTTATAATTAAATATATTTGAAAAGAATAGATCTTTTGAATTAGGATAATGTCCTACTATTCTTCTACATCTTATTTTATCATCCCAATCACAAAACTCGTAAAAACTTTTATTTGAATAAAGGTTACACCATTTCTCTACGGTAGATAAAAGAGGAATAGAGCCTGTTCTTGTTCGTGGATGAATACGAAAATTAAAGAATAATTTTCTTTTTCGAGTTTCCAATATTTTCTCTAAACAATCTATAATAAGTTCTTCTTCTTCTTCTTGAGTTTTAAAACGATATTTATCATTTAAATAAGAGAAGAAAATAATTTTACCTTTTCTATATTGAGAGACCTGTTCCATTTCTTCTACTGAGAGTTCTTTTCTAAAATAGATATACTGTTGACTTGGAAACCAATCTGCAGTTAAGAACTTAATTGCACCCGCGACGCTATCCATTATTATAGGATAATAAAAGTGGAATACTTGGCTTGATGTAAATTTTTGAATATTGCACAAGTATTCATAATCATATTCTGTGATATCGGGGTCAATAATAAATACTTTTCGTTGATGAGTCTCAGTTACTTTTCGTTGATGAATTGAGATGAATTCTGCACGCGCATTTCCGAGTTCTTCTCGTTCTGCTTTTGTTTCCCATTTTCTACTTTTTATATATTTCTCGTAAATTGTAGTGTCGGGCGCGCATTCTAATACTTCTTGTGGAATTGGAGAGTATATTCCTTTTGTAAAAAACATTCCTCCAAAATCTACATTATCTCTTGTGTATATGTCAGGAGTAACAGTAATCTGTTTACCGTTTCGATTTTTACGAATGAATACTTTTTGGTAAAGGTCAATATTTTTGAAATCGAGAAGAAGATGGACTATCTCCCCTTTCTTCTTAAAATAAGAAGAAAGGAGCATAATTTCTGGGTTTGGAACGAAGGTCTTTCCGTCAAATAAATCGCAATCATATAAACCTATCATTACACTTCACCATATCGTTTGGATTGGAGACTGAGCAGTCCATCTTCATCGATTCCTTTTATTAATTGAATGACTTCACCTGAAGTATTTTTATATTTCTTTAATTGGAATGTATCGTCTCTTCTCATTCCCATTACAAGTAACTTATTGCCGCGAGTAAACCAAGATTTTTCAATGACATGTTTCTTGCCATCGGCACCTTTTTCACTTATCTGTCGGTCATACTTTGCAAATTGAGCTTGATAAATTTTTACATTTACAACTCCGTCTTTTGTAAGAAGGGAGATACTATTTTTATTCTTCTCTTTATTGATAACTGTTCCTGCAATATGGTACAGTTTATAGATTGGGACTTCTTTATCTTTAATGGTGATAACTCTTTCTACTTGAGGTTCTGTTGAGAGTTTATTAAAGTTTGCAATGTTGTATACTGCACTGTCTAATTTTTCAAGTTCGTGTTCGTGATAGTAGAACCCAATTGAGTCCATTTCCCACTTTGAGATTGAACCAAGACAATATTTATCCCAAGTTTCTTTAAGTAGTTTCTCATTTAGTTGCGCGAGGACCGCATCCTTATTTTCTTTAAGGTACGCGCGCATTCCGTCCATCTCTTTTTTATAAATCCTATCCCATTCTAATTGAGAGATTAATTGCTGTCCATTTTCCCACCAAGTTAAATCTTTATCAAAGTGAAGACTATAGAATGGATCGGCAACACTATCTATCTCATATGCAGTTCCAATTTTATGTGCTTTCAGATATTTATTAAAATTAAACAATTTTGCATAATACTGATAATCTTCGGGGATCAATTCATACTTTATCAGCATAGCCATATTCTGGAGAGTGAGTCTTTGTTTCTTATCAGAGATTGAATCAATATACTCTCTCATAATTTCTATTCTATCTCCAAAACAATCAAATGCGCCTGACTTAATCAAGTTCACCATTTGAGGTTTGTTAACTTTTACTTTTGACAAAAAGTCCCAAATATCTGTAAATGGACGATTTGCCATTATATCATTAATTACTTCTGCACCTATTCTTGTAATACCTTTAATACCATAAATAATTGTGTTATTTTCGGCATCAGGCACAAAAGTAAATGAAGATTTATTAATGTCGGGAGGTGCAACGATTATGCCGGCCGCCCGCATCTGTCCTATTGCCGTAGAAATCTTACCATAGTTTGTGTTACGAACTTTTTTCTTCTTTCCACTTCTATCTGGCAAATCTTCATATTCTGCGTCATCATCATTCTCTATCTCATTTATCGGAACTATCTCGACAATTTCATCTTCTTCTTCAGCGTCTTCATTGCCTCCACTATTTGTAATAAGGCATGCGCAATTCCAATAAATAGACGGATAACAATTTGCGAGAATGAGAGTTTGGATTCCAACAAAACTATAGGCCAATGAATGAGGAAGTGCAAAACTGTAACCCATTTGCGGACCCATAGTAGTTTCCCATACATATTCTCCAAAATTCTCATCTCCACATTGAGTTATAAATTTTTCTTTAAGTTCTGGGATTTTACTCATTTGTTTCTTTGCGACTATTTTACGAGCCTGATTTGCTTCTGATAATGTAAAATGTGCAATATCCTTATCCATACAAACAAGCATAAGATCTTCTTGAAGTGCGGGCGTACCTGCACGAGGAAGATAATATTTTTCCAAAATCTTAATTTGTTCATCAGACAAATTTCTTCTTCGACATTCTCCGTACCATAATTTCATATTATTCTTCATACGGATATATCTCTCAATAGGTCTTTCTTTACCTTTCTCACCCATAAGTCTCATTAACGCATTTGCCATTGTCATTTGAATGGGGTTAGTTGGATGAATAGATTTCGCGGCTTGGAGACCTACTTCTGAGTTAAACTGGAAGACGTCGATTGTGCTTCCTTCAAAAAGACTATCCCAAATTCGTTCATCGCTCAAGTCTATTATTGAAGGGTGGAAGTGAGATTCATATATATCACGCAAAGTTTCTTCTTCGAAATAACCGTCTGCTTTGAGAAGATTAATTGCATTAGTCAACTTATCACAAACTTCAGTAACAAGAAAGTCGAACTTAACATCACCTAATGCCTCTGATTCGTGAAGTGCGAATTGTGTTATCAAATCTCCGTTTGGACTTCTCATAATCGCATTTGTATCGAATGGAGTTGAGTTATACAAGATAACACCTGACGCGTGTTGACCTCTTTTATTAACTAATCCTTCAATTGATACCATAATATCAAGAAGACCAGGATACTTATTTACTTCTGCAATAAATTGTTTGATAGGTTTACGATCTTTCTCTTCATTTCCATTTACTACATCAGACAGCGGCCATAAGAAACCTCTTTCTTGAGGAATAAGACCACTTAAATATAATGCAATATCAATGTCGATGCCTTCAGGATACTCGTCAGAACGATATCCTCGGCACGCAGTTTGGATTGCAGAACGAGTTCCTTCTGTGCCGAAAGTTGCAACTTGAAGAAGATTTGTTTCTCCTATTTCTTCTCTTATCTTTTTGAAGATAAGTTTGCGCTTGGAAGGACTGAGGTCGGTATCAATATCAGGGAGTTCAACTCTCTCTTTATTCAAGAAACGCCAATACATTAAGTTCCAACGAATAGGATCAAGCTGAGTTATACCTAACAAGTAGTTTGACAAGAAACAAACTGAAGAACCACGACCTGGTCCACTCAAACTGCCGCAATCCCAAAATAAATCTATATAATGTTGGAAAGTATTAAAGTAAGCGAATAAGCAGTTACCTAATTTCTCTCCAATTGTGTTAATTACATCGGCTTCAATTTCAAGTCTTGTAAGATAATCTTCTCTTGTCTTTTGCTCTCCTTCTTCTGTTGGGATAAGCCAAGGTTGGAGACGGTTAAGATTTTCTATACATTGATTTACCCAATACTTTTCTTGGGAATTGCCTTCTGTGCAAAGTTTATGAAGTATCGGATACTCATTTCCTATTAAGGCGCGCGCAGCATAATTTTTAACTGGTCTTGTGGGAATGATAGGTTGATGAAAGAGTTCGTACCCTTCAATTTTATCCATAATTTCTATGGTCCGCGCGCACATGGTAGCAAACTCATTTTCATTGAAGCAATCTTTCAAATTCTCAAATGCTTCTTCATTATCCATTAAATGGGCATAGAGATAAAAGTCGTCTACTTCTCTATCACCATTTTTAGAGTTAAGATATGCTTTATGAACATATCTATCTTTTGCAGTTAGATAATGGGCGTCTGTCGCAAATAACATTGAGATACCCATACCTTTTGCAATATCTTTTACTCTACTATTAAAGGTGATTTGGTCTTTACTCTTACTTGGCGCGACCTCAATCGAAAAATCATCACCAAATAAATTTTTACACCAACTTAAAAATTCAAAGATTGCCTTCTTACATTCGTATATTTCTGTTTCATTATTCTTTTTCTCTGCGGTGATGAGGTCAAAAACTAATTTCGGCAACTCTCCACCTAAACACGCACTACTTGCAATAAGAGAGTTAGGATATTTCTTAACTATTACTTCAAGTTCAGATTTTAATGTTGGTACTCTTTCCATACCTCTGTCGAAATATGAATTGTACCAAGCCTGAGAACTTAATTCTCTTAATGCGCGGTGACCTATGTTATTTTTTGCTATAAGAATAAAGTGATAATATTTTTGAGACTTATCTCTTGTATCGGTAAGATAAATTTCATTACCTAAACCGAGTTTGAAATCTTGTGGGATAAGTTCTTTTTCTTTTAATTCTTTTTCTGCATTAATGAAGTCGACGTGACCGCATAATGCTTCGTGGTCTGTAATTGTGAGTCCAGAATATCCTAATTCTGCGGCAGTCCGCAATAAATCCTTTGGTCGATTTATGCAGTCAAGAAGTCGTATGTTAGAATATTCAGAGTGACTATGACATTCAAAGCGCGAATAATCTTTGATAGACACGGTTCTACTCCTCCTTTTATTTCTTTATAATTATATTATACCACAAAAAAGAAAAAAAGTCAAGAATTATTTTCTTGACTTTTTATATTAAAGCAGACAGAAAGATTTATTTTTTTTAATCTATTGGAACGCGGATTTTATCTATTGTTTGACCTCGATCATTCAATAAATAAACTTCATCTCCAGGTCCGCACTCTATTGTACGAATAGATTCATCTTTCTGTTGAATATCTATTAAATATACAGCCCAACCTTCTGAACAATTGATGCAGTTTGGACCAGACCATTTTTCATTTGCGATGTGGCAAGTTACACAGTCACAATTTATTGGGTGTCTATCCAGGTTTATATTAATAAGAGCAATATCCTCATAATATGATATTGTATTATAATTTTTACTTTGGATTTTCATTAACATTAAAAATCTCCTCCTATCTATCTATCTGTCTATCTTCTTTTCTGTCTGCTTTTATTTATGTTTCTTACTCCAAATCCACTTTAAAGTTGTATCTTTACTTGGATCGTCCTTATCCCATACAAACCAAGCATATGCTTCTATTGAATTTGGTTTGATAGAAAAATCTCCATCTTTATAACAAGCAATTCGGTCTATATACTGGTAGATACGAGTTGGTGGATTTTTAGAAAATATTTCTTCATATCTCTTCTTGCTTTCTATGAATTTAAGACGTGCAAGCATAATGAGTTTATGACTGAAGCAAGAAAAAACTGCATTAACAAATTTATCTATATCTTTGAAAGGTGGATTCATTATAATAAAATCCGTGATAGGAAAATCTTCTTCTGGATCAAGTAAATCTATCCCATAATCATACTGAATTTGCGAATTTTCATATAAAGATTCGATATAGTCTTGCGCACCTCTATCAACTAAATCGCTCATAAAGAAATGAGTAGTAGAAATATGATTTTTATTAAGATAATCTATAATACCTTTTGCCATGTGTCCACCACCGCAACAAGGTTCCCATATAGTGCAAGAAGTGTTTATTCCTTCAACAGTAAACCAACGCAATCCTTCTTTTTCTAATATATTCTCAACCTCTTCAGGTGGAGTTGCATAATAATCTAAGTCAGCACGATCTAAATGGTCTTTATCATATCCTGCATAAGAACCCTTTTTACTATATTCCCCCATTATACTTCCTCCATTCCTGTAATAATTTCTATATCTGTATTTGCTTTATACCAATCAATAGACTTTTTGAAAGTCTCATAATCTTTTTCACAACAAATAAATTTACGATTAGTTTCTACTGCTGCCAGCATAGTTGTTAGTCCGCCCGCACAAGGATCGAAAACTATATCTCCTTCATTTGTATTATCAAGAATAAGTTCTTTAAATAAATCCCAATGTTTTTGAGTTGGGTGAATTCTTTTCTTACCACCAGGAATAGGGTACTTAAATACAGTATTCTTACATCTTGCATTAAAAGTTTTAGCACCTTTTCTTTTAAACCATACTGCAAATTCTACCCCACTTAAATATACATACTGTCCATTTGAAGGTACTGGGTTAGTTTTCTCCCATACTATTGGTCGAGTAGTACCTGGCTTATTTGCAAAGAATTTAAATATTTCGCTGAACTGTTCGCGTCCGCAGAATATAATAAGACTATTACCACAAATTCTATAAACTTCTTCACAGAATTTAAGAGTATTAAAAGTCGCTTTATCCGCGGCACCAAGAGTATCTAAACTCTTCATTTGAGAAAGACCATTCGTTTCCCTTTGAACTTCATCATAAGGAATGTCGGTAAGAATAAAAGGAATAGATTTTGCAGGCATTTTTGCCATTACGTCCATGCAATCACAATTATATACAATATTAGTTTCCATTATTCTTCCTCCTTTTTTAATTGAACCCTTTTTAGTTTTTCCAATGTACGCTCTACTGCAACTTGATTAGCCTCTTCTTCATCAAAAAATACTATTTCATCAATTACTTCTTTTTTGAAATCTGTTGCAAATTTCATAAATTCTCTTAAATCATCAAAATATTTTGTTTCTACATAAAAAGTGCCAACATCTTGTCTTCCATAATAAAAATGCTGATAATTTGTATGCTCATATACTATATAAACGCCAAATGTACACATTATTTTCTCTCCTTAAAAATCAAATAATGAGTTTCTAAAGTTATAATCCATTATCATAATTTGCGGAGTTACGTTGCCCGCCCACTCATTTAACTGCGCGCGGCCTACTATCTGTAATGTGAATTCATTATGACCTTTCAATTCTTCAATGAAATCTTTAGCATTAAACTTAATGAAAGTAACTCCGCCTACATTAAAGCGAACTGTATCAGAATTCTTTCCACATACATTAATGTCACTATAACTCAACTTTACTTCATCAACTACAAATAAAGGTTCTTCATTACCTTTACCCCAAATTTCAGGATGTGAACCGATAGAGAAAATTGCATCAGTCAGTAATCCATCATTTGCTTTAAAGTAAAAATCACAGTTATAAACACCCTCATTAAAATCGACATCTTTTAATTCTTCATTCGCGTACTTAATAAAGTCTTCTACTTTATTTTTATGGATACTTGCACCGAAAGCCTGCGCATGTCCTTCTGCAAAATCAAAATATCCACTATCATTGAGAAACTGTTTGAAGTCGGTCAGCGCGCATCTATCTGCGCCGCGACCTGAACCACTTAAATATCCATCGCTATTCTCTTTCATAACTAAAACGGGTTTCTTATATATTGAAACCAATTGCATAGCACACAGACCTGTAAGTGTACTTTCAATTGCATTATCTTCGACTTCAACTAAAATAACTTTATTCTCATCAAGTCCTTCTTTACAAATTGTCATTTGAAGAAGGTCAAGTGCTTTCTCTTTTGCTCTATTCTGACGAGAGCGTGCATTAACACAATTTCTTGCATTTTGTTCTGCAATACTTTCATATGTGCCAGCCTGCGCGCCTCTCTTGGTAGAAGGAACTCTCTTATCTCCATTTATGAGTGCTTGGAAGAGGATTTCTTTTTCTTCTTGTTTTCCTACTCTAATAATTGCATTAATAAGAGGAGAAATATAGAAAGCAATATGAGTTGGAGTTAAATGAGAGATGTCGCCAATTGAGTATTCTTGTTTTTTAATAAGCTCTTTAATACCTGTGTTGGTAACATTTTTTAAACCTTGTGTAAAGATGTATCTATTCTCAAGAGTTGTGACCAGCATCATATCACTGATTTCACCAACTGCAACAAGGTCAAGATACTTATCCGCATATTTCACATTATATTCTTCATCAAGTGCCTGACAAAATTTATATACAACACCTACACCAGAAAGGGCTTTATTCTTATAATTCTCACTCAACTGATTATTTACTACGCACGCATACTGAGAATATGACGGTGCTTCGTGGTGGTCAAGAACAAGAATATCTTTTCCACTTTCTGCAAGTTTTTGGTGATATTCTTCATCATTAGAACTCGAATCGGGAAGTATAACTAATTTTATATTTTCTTTCTCAATAATCTGTTCCCAAGTATCTTCAAGTCCGTGTTGTTTTCCAGTGTGGAGAATATATTCCATATTAATTTCTGGGTTAAGATCTCTTAAATACTGCCACATTACCGCTGCAGAAGTAAAACCATCTCCATCACAGTCAACTACAATCAACACATCATCATTAAGATGGCGTTTAATAAGTTGGATTGCGGCAGCAATATTATCTAAATCCCCATATGGAAGTAAAGCAGACTTTGTTGGCATTAAGAAATTCTCTAAATCAAAAACTCCTCTTTCTACCAATAAATTCTCCAAAAACTTGTTTGTATATTTAATTTGTGGTACTGTAAACTTCATTTAACTATCACTCTTTCCTTGAATAATTGTTTATAAACTTCAATTCCTCTATCTACAGGGCTGTCTTTTAGTCCTAATAATCCTTTATGGTCAAAGATTATTGAGAAATTTGCATATTTATTATATTTTTGACCTATGGAGTAAAGTTTTTGGAAATACTTATCTTCTCCTTTATAATCTCCATTTTCAAATTCTTTATCAAAAGCAATTACTATTTCCAATGGCGCGCAAGTCTTCATCAATAAGTCAATTTGTGCCTTATTTATACTTGAACCGCAACAAGCAACTGCAATATTGTTGTCTTTTCCAAAGTAGTCAAAATATTTTAGGCAACTTTTTTCACCTTCAAAAATGACTACTTTTTTTAATTTTTTGATATTATCTTGAACTAGATTTAGTCCATATAAATTTTGTCCAAGTGGATGGGCATACCATTTCTTTTCTATCTCTACGGGCATATATTTACCAAATTCTTCTACTTCATCTTTGTTTAGTGCGCGCCCGCGAATACCTACAAGATTTGAGTTTACATCATAATGAGGTATAATGATTTTGTTTCTTCTAACAGAATAAAGAATATGATATTCAGATAGTGCCGCCGCACTAATTCCTTCCTCTATCCATTCAGTAGGATAACTTTTTTCAAAAATATCCAACACACTTTCAGGATATGTAGGAAGGGTGATGAGTCTTTCTTTTCTTTTTAACCTATCTCTATCACTTCTATAAACTTCATTATTCTTTTTATTTGAAAAATCTCCTTTACCTTTTTCTAAAAGAAACTTTACAATATCAAAGAAACAAAAATCATTATCTTTCTTCTTTTCTTTATGAGTTTGAACAAAATTTAATCCTCTTAATTCCCAAACTTTTTGTATAAGATTAATAAGATTAAAACTACTTGAACAATCTGTGTAACAGTGAAAAAGTTTTGAATCTTTATAATAATATAATTTCAAACTTGCTTCTGCCGCATCCTCATTATGACAAATGGTTGGAAATATAATTGCTTCGGGGCGCACCACATATCTGTCTGCACCCAATTCTTGCATTATTTCAATAATATCTTCTTCTGTAAAACTATTTAATAATTCTTGTAAATCTATCATTTAAAATTCCCATTTCTTTGGATTGTCAACTTGTAAATCTTCTATATTTATTGCGGCCTCACCCACAGAAGAAATCATTATTCCTTCATTTAACATTCTCACAATTTCATCAATTTCGCCAATCTCCATACTTGTAAAATTCAATTCAACAGGAACAAATCCTTCAATTGGCTTAAAATCCTCATCGGTTATAAATAAATCTTTCTTTCTACAAGTGCCCAAGTTAAATGAACTCCATATTCTTACATTATTATATCTTCCACGTCTTAATTTATATACATCTGTTACCTGAGTAGGAATAAGTCCACTATCTTGTCCTAATCTACCTAAAGTGATCAACTCTTCTTTTGTCACTCTCGCTGTAATAACACCACAATCTATTTTATCTGCTATTGCCTTTGAACCTCTAATACATCTTTGGTCACGGATACCTTTTATATCCATTAGGTCGCCGTTTACTTGCGTTGCACTCTTTAAAAATACTTGCAATTCTACACAAATATCCTTTAATGCTGTCGATAACATTCCAAGTACAACATCTTCTCTTATTCTCAAATCTCTAAATTCACCTAATAATCCTGGACTAGAAAAGATATAATCATAAAATACATATTCTATATCTTTTAATAGAACTTCTTTTCTAATTATACCTTTTACTAATTGGATCGTAGGATCTGGCAATTGCACAATCGTGAAGTTATCTTCGAATCGCGTCATTACATCTATTGCTTGTTCTAATACTTGTTGTTCTATGTTAGTTAGCCTATTGCTAATTATTTTCTCTTCATTAATACCAGATAAATACGAAAGAATAAGAGTTTGGATTTCACTAATTGTCTGTTCTGTTCCTACATATAAAACTTTTTCTGTAGAACCACTACTTATCCATTCTGATACCGACCAATCATATATTACAGGATATGCTAAATAACACGCATCTCCTATCATACCTCTTGTCTTACCTACACCAGTACCAGAGGATTGCAGATAAAACGCACCTTTTCTCGCGCCTCTAACTACTGTATTAAAATGAGAACCTTGAAGTGCGGCACCGATATCGGGAGTACTCTTTAATGACTCCAACAATTCTCCTAACCCTTCAACTGCAGTTGAAGTTTTTGTGTTAGTTCCCGCACCGTATTTCCCCTCTACTTCTATCAACTTTTGTCGAACTTCATCAAAGATATTTTGGACAGTCATTGCATCAAATCTGCCCATCTTCTTCTCATAATTCTCGTCTAATACATTTTCAGGATAAAAACTTGAAGTATCAAAACCAGCTTTCTTCAAATCTTTTACTGCATTATATTTCTTTAAAGTCGAATAATAATAAGGAAAATTCTCACTTACGCTTAATTCTTCCGCATCTTGCAAATATTCTATTCCATTTGCTTTTACAAAACTATCATAAATTGCCTTATGACCTTTAAAATAATTGTCTATATCTGCGACAGTTATTCGTTCCGCGCCGCCAAGGAATAGATTATATATACCTGCAAAAATCTGTTTGTCTAATCGCTTTTCAAAATCGTCTGGAGTTAAATTATAAGAGTTGACTTCACCTAAAAGAAGTGGATTCTTCATTAAACAACCAAAAAGTTGCATAACAACATTTCTGTTTTCCACTTAATCACTCCTTTTTATTAAAAGTCTTCTATATCATAACTCAATTTCTTTTTTTCTTTTGGTTTTTGTTTTACGATTTTTGTCACATTTGTTGTTGCTACTGATTCTCCAATTTTCTTTGCTAATTCTACTTGTTGATTTTGTTTTTCGGCATAATAATGTTGTGCCTCATTATAAACATAAGGCACTATACCTATACCTTCATTTGCTTTTTTTATGTCTCCATGCTTTATCTCATAAAAATATGCTAATGCTTGATAAATTCCTTTATAAGTATAACCTTGATTAATGTACTTTGATATTTGAGAATATATTCTTGGGCCTGGCGCCTTAAAAGTAAATAATCTACAAATATACTCATACAAATCATCTTTTACTTTTTGTTCTTGATAACACTCTGGATGATAATGTTTATTTTTATAAGGAACGGACTCTTCTGAATTCGGAATTACCTTATGACAGATAGGACAAGTACAAGGTCTACCCATTTTTTCACCTTCTTTTTAGTTTATACTTATATTATATCACATTTTTGAATTTTTGTCAAATTAAGAGATTATCTAAGTATGCACTCGCCTGTGCGGTTTTACTTCTTTCAATAGAATTTAATCTAACTGTACCAAAAATTGGTGCAAATTCTTCACTGTCGGCAAGGTGAAGAAGAAGTTTTAGTCCATTCTTATTTTTAAAAATAAGATTATCTGTCTGTTTTATATCTCCATCAAAGAAAATTCGTGTACCCTCGCCACACCTAGCGACAAGCAATTTCACATGCTCGGTAGTTAAATTTTGGGCTTCATTGACAATGACAATAGAATTTTCAAAGCTACGACCTCTCATTACTGAAAGAGGTACGACTTCTACCTTGCCCTGACGAATGAATTCTCTCGAATATTCTACACCAATAAGGTCGAGAAGAGGACCCATATATATTAATTCTTTATCTACTGTGTCACCTGGCAAAATACCTAATTCTCTTGAATTATCAACGATAGAATTATTGGGAACATATACTATTTTATTAATATATCCTTTATCTAACTGATGAAATGCAAAATTAGTTAAAATAAAACTTTTACCTGTTCCAAATTCTCCAGTAGCAAGAATAATACTAATATCTTTATCCCATAATAAATCAAACAGGCACGATTGCTCTTGATTACGAGGAAAGATAGTATTTATAAATCTGTTTTTTATCTGAGTTTCTTTTATTAATTCAAGTTTTCCATTTTTAACTTTCATAGTAGACATAAAATCTCCACTGTTCTTATCGGTAATAATTAAAAACTCATTTTCCTTCATTCCTTCGAGAGGCTCTCTTCCTTGTAAAATAACCTCTAATTCTTCATTATAAATATTCTCATCACATTCAACTTCTAAATATCTTACACCAGTATAATTAGTTTCGACTTTATCATAAAAAATACACTCTACTCCTAATGCTTTTCCTTTAATGTGAATATTTAAATCATTAGTTATTAAAATATCTCCTACTTTCTGCGCCACCGCCAACAAATCATCGTCAACTATTTTTTTAATTACCTCCGGATAGTAATTAACTGTTTCGTCTCTCTTTAATTTATGTATGGCTCGGCGCGCATTGTATGCCGTCTCCGCATTTAAACTACGCTTTAATTCATCTAATTCTTTTACAACTGATAAAGTAACTTTAATTTCACCTTGATAAGTTCTTAAAACTGATGGATATTCTAATAATACATTTGTATCTACAAGATACATTTAATCACTCCTATAGAAGAACAAGGAGAGAATATTACATTCTCTCCTTATTTTCTTTTTATTTCTGTAATTCCCTCATTTCAGAAACAACTAACTCAAACAAATCTTTTTGAGATTCAGTTATCTCACTAAGCTTCATTTTCTTACCGAAAATCTTTTCTATAATGAAAGAAATTTTCTGTGCCATTTCTTCACTTTGAGGTTTTACAACTAAATCGTCCCAAAGTTGAATTGCTTCATCTTTAATTTGTTCAAAAGTACGTCCTTCTGAAGTATTATAAAATGAATTATATTCTTCACTCGCTGCACCAGTTCCATCTGCTTGGACTTGTTGGTCAACTGCATTATAAATCGCATTTGAAAGTGCTTCATAACTAAATTCAATACGGGGTTCAATATATTTAAATCTTGAACCAGCTACAAATCTATCGTCTCCACGTAAAAATAAGAAAGTTTTCTGCTCACCTGTATCATAGTTTTTAATGCTACGGATATAACCAATAATATCCACCATTTTATTAACTATATCATATGGTCTTTGTGGTAGGGCGGGCGCAAGAGAAATGTAATCATTTCCCTTTTCGTCCTTCATATTTTTTTCTGCACTATGAGAAGTAAAGATAACACCATAACCTAGCATCGCTATTTCACGGAAGAAATCTTCATATTCTTGTTTACAAAGTGCATATCCTTTGCCCCAAGGAATGTCTCCCAAGTTTTGAACTTGATTTTGCTGACATATATATTTTTCACAAAGCGACCATGCTACATCTGCAGTATCTACACAAACTGTGTAAAATTTTTCTTTAACGTCATCTTTACGAAGGTCTCTTAAGACCGCTTTTGCATCTGTCCACTTTTGAATAGGTTGCACATAAGCATTATTAAGAGCATTTGTACCTGTTTCAAATTCAAGAATAAGAGATTTAGGGAATTTGGATAGTAAAGTTGTTTTACCGACTTTTGGTAAGCCGTAAAACAACATATACTTACCTCTTAAATTCCTACTAATTCTAGTAGGCTCTAAGTTTAGAAGGTCAATCATTTAATCGACCTCCTATTAAAATCCAAATCCATTAGAAGCTGGCTTAGATGTAGTTGCAGCCTGAGCCGCAGCCTTTACCTTTTCATCCATTCTAGCCTTTCTCTCATTTAAAGCAACTCCAATTGCTTCATTATCATAGGCGCCCTCTTCTTCTGTAAGAGGAGCATCATGACCACCAGTAATGATGAGTTCCTTAACAGAGATAGTTCTACGAGTTACGATAGGTTCACCAAAACCACTAGGTTCTTCTGTTTCAATTGTCTTTGAAACAAAGTTAATATAACCACCAATCATAACTGTATCGCCTTCCTGCCAATTACCTTCAATATGCTTTGCAACATTAGGATTCTCGACAATATAGTCAATAAGTTCAACCTTACCGCCCCAAACAGGAAGAATACCTTTTATAATAAGACGACCAGTTTCAACACCATCTCTTGAAAGTTCAGGCGTAATTTTACCTATAACAATAATTGTCTTAAATCTTGCGCCGTCTTGAGCATCAGACTTCTTAATTTTATTAGCAAAACTTGCTCTAATAACAGGTGTACTAACAAGTTGACCTGTTGTCTTTGAAATAAAAGTATTTTCTGAAAGTTTACCTGAAGAACTAATGCGAATATAATCTGCATTTTCTTCTCCACCTGCCGCGACAGATGTAAATTCCTTCATAATTTTTGATGCAGTGTCATATGCGGGATTAGGCTTACCAGTTGAAGTTAACTGTGATTGATAAACTCTAATCGGAACTTCGGCAACAAATTCTTTATCACCAATATGGTTTGTTGTCTTAATAACATAATCTCCATAAATTACGGGGCGGCCACTTTTATCTGTGTTAGACTGAAGATTAACTTCGTTTAAAATTCCATCCATTGTAACTTCATTCAGTGCGCCATCTGTCCAATTTTTAATACCCATTTTTAATTTCACTCCTTAATCTTCATTTTAGGTAAAAGAATGAGGGGACGAATCCCCTCATTTAAACTATCTGTTGAAATTATTCAGCAGCAGCTTCCTTTGCAGCCTTCTTAGCGGCTCTCTTAGCCTTTTCAGCTTCTTTTCTTGCAGCAGCAAGTGCCTCATCATGAGCAACAGCTGCAGCTTCATCATAGTTACGACCTTCGTCAGTAAGAACTACAAATTTAACAGCAGTTTCCTTGCCTTCTTCGTCTACTGTTGTGCCTTCTTCACGAACACAATAACCTTTTGTAACCATGCCGTTAACAAGAACATTGATAGATTTTCTTTCAATTTCTGTGGCATCAGCAATCTGATAAGCGGTGAACTTTTCGCCGTCTGTGTCCTTCAAAAATTTGTGAATAAGTGCTTGTTTCTCTGTAAGTGTCTTCTTAATGTCTGCCATTACTTACATCCTCCTTTTGATAATATAATTTTATTCTCATAGCCGACTTATCATCTGCTATTTTTTATTACATAAATATTATATCACATTATTCTTCAGAAGTCAAATTTTTTTCTAACAAGAATTCAATATATCCGTTCAAAGAGTTTGCGCCTTGAATATAGTTTTCTGCATTAGCCATAAATTCTTTTGCGAGAAGTTGACAACAGAGAATAATGCGAGTAATTTCTTCATCTGCGAGAAGAGCCTCGATTTGAATTTTCTTGCGAATAGATTCGAGGTCTTCTAAAATAGAATCGATATTATCGAGAGCCTCTGAAGAAAGTTCCGATTTTATTTCGTTTCTATCTTTTGCATCATAGCAATAGTCAAGAACCTTGTTACAAATAGAAACAAAAGTATCTTTTCTATCTGTTATGAATTTATTTTGGAATTGATTGCGGCGCAGTACTTCTACCTCGTTTGCGGCCGCATCCTTTTCAAAATCTACTTTTATTACTTTATTTTCTTCGCTCATTGTGATTTTTCAACTCCTGAATTTCATTTGTTGTCCTACAATAGTCTGCATCATATAATACAATGGCTTCTTCCCAAGGTTCCCAATTAGACTGTTGTACTAAATATGGTTTTCCTTCTTTATGAAATGATTCAATAGTAGAACTTTTATCTAAAACTTCATTATATATATCAGAAAAAGAAAACCGAGGTCTAAAATCTCCGTCCCCATCCGAAAATAATGCAATCCATTCTGAATGACCAATATTTCCATTTAATTCCATTCTTTTTAGCATAGAACAGAAAGTATTTATCCATCTCTCATTCATTTCAACTTCAATTGTAAATTTTTTATTATTCACACAATCACCTTTATAATCTTCTCTCTATCTCCCATAGTCTTTGCAGATACACCTTGCGCCATTCTACTCGTCTCAACAATTTGAGAAAGAGAAATTTTTATTGTATTAAGACTTGAAATGAGAGTAATTTCTTTATCTTCACTTGAAAGAGGAAGAAAATAAGCCATCTCATCATCATCTTTTAATTTCTGCATATACACGCCTTTAGTCGCACGATTAGCAAGAGAACATTCACTATAAGGAATTTTCTTCGCAATACCATTTTTAGAAACAGTAAATATATACTTTGTATTATCGGGAATGAGCTGAGTGCATACGACTTCGTCTCCGTCATTTAACTTAATGCCGCAGACTCCTGAAGTTGCTCTTCCTGTCGCATTTACTGATTCTATGTCTATTATAACAGACTTTCCTTCTTTTGTCAAGAATTCAAGTGGCTCATTATTCGCAAAATGAATTCCGACAAGTTCATCTCCGTCTTTAAGTTTTACGGCAATGATACCTTTACTCTTTCTGAATTTATATTCGGATAGTGAGGATTTTTTGACGAGGCCGCACTTGGTAGTAAACAAGATAGAGTTATATTGAGACATTTTGTTAAAAGCAAGAATACGAACAATTTCTTCTCCTGCTGAAAGTTCAAAAATCTCACTACAATTTATCTTTCCATTTTCTGGCAATTTTGAAAGTGCGATTGAGAAGACTTTTCCTTTATTTGAAAAAGCCAAACACGCAGAAGTGTTTATGTCTGCGATAGAGTCAATAACATACTCGCCTTTATTCATTTTGATGCGGGTGCCCTTGCCACCGCGTCTTTGAACGAGAAGAGTAGACTTTTCTTCTGTATAAAGTGTACCACGATTTGAGAGATAGACAATGAGTTCTTTCTTTTCAATAGGTTCTTCATCTTCCCCATCAAAATTAAGATTCATTACTTGCGTTCTGCGCGCATCTCCGTATTTCTTAGCGACCTCATTTAATTTTTCTTCAATTATCTTATTCAGTTTAAGAGGAGAAGATAAAATTGTGTTAATTTCTTCTATCTTACTTATCAATTCTTTCTTCTCATTCTCAACCTTAACAGTTTCAAGATTTGCTAATCTCACTAATTTAATATCAAGAATAGCCTTCGCTTGTTCTTCATTTAATCCAAATTTAGATACAAGAGATTTCTTGGCGCTCGCGCCGTCTAAGGAATTCTTGATAACTGCAATTACTTCCTCAATTCGAGCAAGAGCAATAAGGAGGCCTTCAACAATATTTAATCTATCGCTATACTTCTGCTTATCATATTCAAGAGAACGAGTGAGAACTTCTTTTTCGTGTGCTAAGTGTGCAGATAATGCTCCTTTCCAAGTGAAGACACGAGGACTTGTACCATTATCAAGCATTGTCATATTAATACTATAATGAGATTGGAGGTCTGTATTTGCATACAATTCTTTTACCACTTGCTGTACATTCGCGCGCTTAGTTAAGAAAATCTTAATTTCAGGAGAAGTCTTCGTCCTATCAACACACTTATCAATACCACAAGTTGGGTTTTCCTTTACCATTTCTGCAATTTGCATACAGATATTATCTGTATAAACTCCAAATGGAATTTCAGTAACTACTAAACAATTCTCTTTCTCATTATATTCAATGCACGCTCTTAATTTACACGCTTTACCGTGTCCATTCTTTAAACTTTCCTTTACTTCTTCTTCATTTATCAGAATTGCGCCCGTAGCAAAATCAGGTGCGCAGTAAAGTTCCTCAAAACTTGCATTGGGATTATTCAAAAGTGTCACCAGGGCCGCATTAACTTCCTTCAAGTTAAATTGAGGAATAGAAGAGGCTAATGCAACACCAATACCCATAGTTCCATTAACGATATTATAAAATCCTAATGATGGAAATACTGAAGGGTAGATTTCCGTATTATCATAATTGTTGAACCATAATTTGACACTATTTTTATCTATACTATTAAAAAGATTAGTACAAATAGGGGATAACCTCATTTCAGTATAACGAGAAGATGCCTCATTACCATTTGCTGTCATAGTACCAGCATTACCATTAACATCTTCTAACATATATCTCATAACAAAAGGCTTACCCATTCGTATAAGAACGCCATAGGCAGAAGTATCACCATGAACATAAAAATGAGATGTGCCAGAACCTACAGATTTTAAACTTTTTTGATACTTATGCTTCCAATCTATTTTATCAATATATTGAGCATACATTAATTCGCGTGCAGAAGGCTTCAGACAATCTCTAACATCTACTAATGCTCTTTTTTGAATGACCATTCCAGCATAGATTATAAAATTTTCTTCTGTCATTACTTTTAAATCTATTTGTTGAAATCTTTTCGTAATTTCCATTTGCTACAACCTCCAAAACACTCACATTCACAATTATTTTCAAACCAAACATCATCATTTTCTAATATCATTTGGCAACTATAACATCCTCCAGGTTTCCAATGCTTACATTCATTCCAAATGATTTTTCCATTAACTTCATTAAAACCTGGAACTGGATATGAACATCTATGTCGATAATAACAACTGTGACAGTTATGAGGCAAATTTTTAGTATAATATTTTGAGTAATGTTTTTGTTTTAAACACATAATAAATTTTTTAATTCTTTTCATTTATACCTCTATTGTACTAAAATCTATATTATTGAAAACAAATTCTTTTCTTGGCTCAACATCTTTATCCATTAGTTCAGTTAATCTCTTAATACCCTCTTCACTTGGTACGATTTGAAGAAGTCTCTGTTCAGAACCAAACATAGAAACTTCAACATCTTGCGGACTCATTTCACCAAGTCCTTTATAACGAGTGATTTCTCCCGTAATATTTTTCGGCATTTCTTTATCATTAAAATAATAAGTTGTTTTTCCACCACTTGTTGCTTTATAGAGAGGGGCTTGCAACCAATAAAGTCTTCCATCAAGCACAAACTGCGGGCAGAGCGTATAGATAAGTGTTGTAACAAGAAGTGCTATGTGTGCGCCGTCATCATCCGCATCGACACATATGCCAAGTCTTCCATATCTTAATTTCTTTGGATTGTAAGTTCCATTTGCAGTTATATTTAATGCTTTTAAAATTGCTTTTACTTCTGCATTAGCGAGAACATCTTCAATTGGATTAGACATTGCATTTATACACTTACCACGAATTGGAAGAAGTCCATAATAGTCGACATCTCTTCCTTGAATGATTGCGCCCGCAGCCGAGTCACCCTCTACAATCAATAAAGTTGCGTTTTCTCCTAAGAACTCCGCATCTTTTAATTTATCCATCATTAAGAATTTATCTTTCGCAGCCTCGTTCATTTCTTTTGTATGATTAAGAACGGCTTCTCTTGCTTTATCTGCGGCCGCCTCGGCTTTTGTCATTTTCTTCATAATTTCAATAATTTTGTCAAAATCTGATGTTTTGGCAAATTCTTCAAGACCTTCTTTAAAGGCCGCCGAAGCAAGAGTACGAAGATTGGGGTTATTTATTTTACTTTTTGTCTGATTTGCAAAAGAAGGATTTGATACCTTACAATTTATCGCAAAAACAAGTCCCTTTCTAATTAATTCTGGATCGAAACTTTTACCACTTAATCTTTTAATCGAAGTAGTAATAGTTGTTTTTGCGCCAGTTATCGGGGTGCCGCCTTCTGGGCAATAAAGACCATTTACAAATACATAAGATTGAGTAGCGTCCTTACTCCACATAAAAGCAATTTCCACTTCATCTTCATCATCTTTTGCAGTAGCAATTATAGGTTTACTCATAATTGGGTTTTGAACTTTGTCTGTGATGAAGTCGGCAATACCATTTTTAGAATAGTATTCTATTTTTTTACCAAATTTTCCGTCTCCAAGATATTCTTTAATAACAAAATGAATACCCTTATTAAGATAAGAAATATTTTTTATCTCTTTACAAATTCTTTCAAAAGAAAATCCTTCTTCCATATTCTTAAAGACTTCGGGATCTGGACCAAAATCTATTAAAGTACCATTTTTTTCAAAATCTTTTCCTAAACCTTTCGTTGATTTCTCACTATAATTTTCAAGATTTCCTTTTGAAAAATGTGCAGTCGCAACTACACCATCTCTAATTGAACTAACGATAAAAAATCTTGAAGACATACATACTGCTGTACCACCAATACCATTGAGGCCCGACGAATTTTTGTAAACTCCCTTATCAAATTTACCTCCAGTATGACTTTCGGTATAAATCGCAACGAGGTAGTTTCTTCCGTCTTTAATTCCAAATGGGACGCCGCGGCCATAATCTCGAACAGATACATTATTATTTTTTTCATCAACAATAATCTCTATTCTATCTCCATAACCTGCAAGCGCCTCATCGGTAGAATTATTGATAATTTCTTTTAATGCTTGATAAATTCCATCTGTATCATCTGAGCCGAGATACATCTGTATTCTTGTTCTCATGGCTTCTCTTGTTTCAAGATGGGCAATATCATTAATTCCATAATTATCTGCCAATAAATTTCACCTCTTTTTTCTTTATATATAAATATTATATCAAAATCGCGCGAAAAAGTCAAGATTTTCTAAAAATAAAACTCCAAGTTTTAAAAACTTGGAGTCGTCTTTTATTTCTTTCATTTTATTGAACGATATTTCTCATTCCATTTGATTGTAAGTCGATCTGCGCGCAGTCAAAACCGTCAATTACTGTATCTCTGTTTGTATCTGCTGCAACAGCAAATAAACCTTCTAAAGTTCCAAAACCTAATGAAACATTAAAAGTATTCTCATAATCTGTTTCATTGATAATGCCATCACCATCTACATCTCCATAAAGAATGAAGGTAAACTCTTCATAAATTATTGACGGGTCCGCCTTAGATACTAATCTAATTACGCAATTTGTACCAACTAATTCTTCATCAGTTAATTCAATGCCATTTCTTAAAATGATAATTTGAGTGCTATCATTTTTAAGTTGCGCCTTAATCGCACCGACAGAATTATTATCTGCGTCAAGACCTGTGAATAGGAATTCATCTCTATCTAATGCAAAAGAATAATTCTTTGGAACTATTTTTGTTAATTCTGGAACTTCTAAAGATGCTACTAATTGGTCAATGGTATTTTGAGGATAGTATACAGAACCATCAAGTTCACAGTTGTTTAAAATGGTTTGAAGATTTGCATTAAGTACATCCCATTGTTCTTCTTCAAGGTCGCCATTTGCTAATAGCATTTCTACTTCGCCCATTCTATTTAATAATTCTCTCATATCTGAGACAACTATTTCGATTGCGGGCGCCTCATTATCTGAAGAAGTTTTATGATTTGATGCTATCCAAGAAATTGCGCCAGCTTTATAATCAATATCCCAGTTAATATTTTTTGTTTCTGCGCCATTACCAGTAAAAGTAGAGGTATAAGTATACCCAACTACATTACTTCCTATACCTACATTATTAGGTGCATTTACATTAGTTGCCTTGCTTGTATTATCAGGTGCACCCGTGGTAATTGACCAAGTACCATTAGTATTTGTTGTAACACTATTTATCCAAAGATAATTATACCATTACTTTTGTT